GAAGGGAAGAGAAGATCCCTTCCCTCAATAAGCATTAAAAAAGATATTTTTCAATTTCTTTCTTAACTTCAGAAAATAGTTCATCACAATCTGAATAATCTCTCTCATCTAATAACTTCCAGTCCCCATTAAGTGAGTAAGTCTCAACTCTGAATGCAAATGTATTGTCATCAAGACCTACAAACTTGACTCCATCAGAGTCATCTTCATCATCATCAAGCCAGATGTAAAAGATCTCATCTTCATAGGGGACAAGAGCATCCTTAACCTCTTTCAGAAAATCTTCTTTGCTTTTCACCATTTTTCTTCTCCTCCTTTCTTATTTTAAAAAACCTACATTTCTCAGAATAGAAATGATATCTTCAGTATCTTCTCCATCCTGAAGGACATCAGCAATCTCAGTTAGTGCATTATCATATTCTTGAATCTTTTCTTCAGCCTCCTCAAGCTTCTCATCATAATCTGAAATCACCTGAGAAAGATATGCATATTCTTTCTCCAGCTCTTTCTCCAGACTCTCCTTCTCCTCCTCAGCTTCCTTGAGCTCACCCATCAATTGGTGGATCTCATCTTTGAGTCTGTCAACTTCATCATCCAACTGAGCAAGCTCATTATTCAACTCCTTGTTCTCCTCTTGGAGGTTGGCATTCTCCTCCTCCAACTCTCTGATTTCCTTCTCTAATTCTGTCATTTTTTCTCCTCCTTGAAATATTTTTTTTCTTCCTTAGAACTAATTCTATTATAATCTAACATTACTCCAAGTAAAGAAAATGAAAATTATTTTTTTAATCTTCTTCCAAACTCAGCAATTAAAAGAGCATCAGTTCTTCCATCTTTCATTCCCCCTCTCTTCCCTTTAATCTCAACATCAGGAAAGAGCTTAGAAGCTATCTCATAAGACTGAGCTTTAGTATTACCCTTTCTAATACCAAACTCTTTTTGCCATTTTTTGGGATGAACTACTTCATACGGGATAGCAAGTGCTGAGAGAATTCCTTCAAATAGACCAAACCCATACCCAATATTAAACATCGAGACAATACCTTGTTTGGGCATTGCTTGTTGTTTCTCAAGCACTGCAAATTCTGGATTCTTGTCTATCAAAATCCTGACAATCCTTGATATATCATAATGATTCTTCTTTCTCTTTCCTCTCTTGACCTTATATATGGGCATATCTATTACTTCTACATCTTCACCTGATAAAGTCATAGAAGCAATTGCACCATGAAGACCAACATCTATCCCAATTATATGTATCATTTATATGTCACCTCAAAATGAAAATTCTTATCAATATAATCAAGCACATCATCATTCAGCTTCCCTCTCACAAAACTAATGCATTCTTCCTCAGTTCCATTAAAAGGGATCATAATAATCTTCCCATCAACTGAAAGAACATCAACTTTATCCTTGAACATATCACTGCCATTGTCATAACATTCTTCGGGAATAATGTATATTGTTTTCTTCATTATTATCACTCCTCACACAATTATAAGCCCATAGACACACATCATTTTATTTTTATGATACAGAATACATCTTACTATGTAAACTGTGTTCTATGAGCTAATTACTGGGTAAATCTGGGAAAAATCTTTTTCATTCTTTACTCTAATATACTTCTCAAACAGAGATTGCATGTGAACATTATGAGTAATCATATAGACTTGTATTTTTATTCTATTCATGAAATCTTTTGTCATCTTATACACATCTGAAGCACCTTCCTCGTCCAGACCAGTGAGAACTTCATCTAAAATCAGCACATTTATTTTCATGGTCAACATGGAAGCAATTTCGTAAAGCGAAAACAGAATTGCACAGTCAATTCTATTTCTCTCTCCACCAGAATACAGACTATATTCTACATTCTTATTTTCTTCTATAAGAGATATATTTATATCTTCTCTTTTTCCTTTCATAGTTATTTTACATTTCAGGTTCCATTGAGAAAGGTAATTATTGATTTTTCTTTCTAAGAATGGGAGAACAATTCTTATAAGATTTTTCCTGAAGCCTGAAAGACTGAATGCTTCCTTCCAGAATTTACAGTAATCCAGCTTTCTCTTACAATTTCTTTCTTCCTTTTCTGACATTCTCATCTCTTCCTCAAGACTTGAAATTTTATCTCTTAGTTCATTATAATACTTTTTCCATTTATTTTCAGACTCAATAGAATTCAGTTCTCTCTCCAACTGATCTCTCTCACCCAACAGTCTTTCTATTTTCATCTTGAGTTCTGTGATCCCAACATTAGAAAGTTCTTTCTCAAGAATTTCTCTCTCCTTAACATACATTTCATGTCTTTCAGAATATTTTACTCTGATTTTATCAGCTTCCTCATCTTTCTTCTTTATTATATTCTTTACTCTCTTTAATTCATCTTCCTTCTCTGATATTATCTTCTCTATTTTCCTATTAACATCTTTAGGATTATATTTGGATAAACAGAAATCACAGACTGAAACTTCAGAGTTATCATTCTTAATTTTCTTCTTCCACTTCCTTATCTCACTTTCCATTTGTCTAATTTCATTTCTTAACTGGATTCTCTCCTTCTCAATCATTCTCAATGAATTATCCTTCTTCTCTGTAATTTCAGAAATCACCTTAGAATTAAGCAATAGTTTCTCTTCTATACTATTTACTATCTTCTCTCTTTCAACTAACTTAGAATGCATATTAGAAGCTATAATACCTATCTCATCTATTCTTCTCTCTATTTCTTCTCTCTTCTCTCTCTTCTCATCTTCAGCTTGTTTACATAATTCATCTACTTTTAATAATTCATTTTGTAAATCTTGGTATCTATCCTTGACATTCTCCAAACCCATACTTATCTTCATGTATTCTTGTTCCCTCTTGCTCAGCTCCTTCTTTATACTTTTATATTCTTCCTCTATCCAGTTCATCCCTATTACATTTTCTATAACAGACTTTCTATCAGATGGTTTAAGTCTCATAATTGGAACTGAACCACTTCCCATAGTAATCAAAGTCTTAAAATGAGATAAAGGACATAACAAATTATTTATATAGATCTGAGTCAATCTCTTTTCTGAACCTTTACCCTCACTTATGTTTAAATTATTCTTCTCCTTTTCATGTTTTCTATATCTGTTAATCTCTATATTCTTACTACCACTCTGAAAAACAATATTAACATGGCAATTATTTTTGAATTTCCTATTAACAACACTGTCAGCTGAAGCATTTCTTATAGTAGAACCATATATACCCCATACTATAGATTCTACAAAAGAAGATTTTCCTGCCCCATTCTTACCAAATATACCTATGGGTGAATCAGTAAGAATACTGAAATCCCACTCCAAATCCTTATATGAAAGAAAATTCTTGGCTCTCAACATTCCTATCTTAACATCTTTATGAACTGAAGAGAATTTACCCCATCTATCCTTATACTGAAACAACCTTTTCTCTACATCTTCATTCTTCTCCTTCAAATATGATACCAAAGCTAATTCAATATTGAGAATATCATTATATTCCTCCTTCTCCCTCTCTTCAATTATAGGAGTATATCTAACTGACTTTGCAATTTTCTTAAGCTTATTATGGATTTCATCACCATCAAGAAATAACCAAATATGACTATTCCTAAGTTTATCTCTGTATTCCTTTATGTCTCTCTTTGTAACTATCTTAATGAATTCTGGATATTCTAACTTGTGAAAAATAGGAGTTAAAGTCTCATAATCCACAGTGTAAAATCCCTTATCCTCTCCACAGTCAGAAAAATCTTTATGAAGAGGTGAACCAACATAAAGAGCATTCTTATCAAACTGCATTCTCTTGTGGATATGCCCTCCCATGACTAAGTCATAGAAATGTAAATTCATCTCCTCTTTTGTAAAATCAGATGAAAGACTATGATTATTAATTCTCAAACCACTATAACTCCCATGAAAAAATAATATTTGTCTATAATCTCTATGTGTTGGTTCTACCTTAAAACCTGACTTCATCAATCCTCCAGTCAAATAAGGCACACAATGAAATTCTATCTTATTATCTTTATCATATATGATACTAAAATCAGAGATTATTTCTGAAAACGGAAACATGCTTGACATACAGTGTTCGCTATTCTCTAATGACCTATCATGATTTCCAACCATTAAGTATAATCTATTACAGCATTCGGATAATTTATAAAGCTCAGAATATACCCTATTGAAAATATTTAAATCTACATATCTCTTCTTCTCATATAAATCACCAAGAAAGAATATCTTGTCAGTATCATTCTCTGAAGAACATTCTTCAATCTGATTCAAAACAGAAATACATTCATCCAAGTTATCATTTTTCACATGTAAATCTGAAAACACCAGAAAGCTCTTTTTCATCATTTTCTCCTTCTCAATGACAGTGAATCACCCATAGTCAGAAAAATTTTGAGAGGGAAGAGATGAAAATCTTCCCTCCCAACAACACACAAATTAATCAGTGAATGCATTTACAAGTTTCACTATGGCTTCTATTACATCTTCAATCCAATCAGGGATCTGATCACCTTCTTCAATTGTTTCCATTTTTACCATCAAGTCATGAACTTTCTCAAGAACAAACAGAAGCTTTTCTTTCCCTCTTCCAGGTTCTGAAAAAAGAATTTCTGCTTCCCTGACATACTCAGACATTTCTCTAATAGCTGAAGTTCCATATAAAGTCAAAAAATCAATTACATGTGCATTCTCAAAAAACTCAATAATTTTTTTATTTACAAACTGAAAATTCAATCTCCTCACCTCCTACTCAGCTTATTCACAAGTTTAACAATAACTGAAATCAATTCTTGCAGGTTTACATTGTCTAAATAAGACATCTTTTTCAAGACAAAATCAAGTTTCTCTTCCCCTCTCTTGCGACCAGAGAAGGTCTTTTCAGCTTCCCTTACATAAGAAATCAGCTTGATCAGAAACCCTAATCCATATTCTGTTGCAAACTCAGCGATGTCAGGGTCTCTAAGAAAAACAGACAAAATTGAAAGAATATCAAAAAAGCTCATCATCTTCACCTCCTTCTTTTAAATTCCAGTGGAACCAAAACCGCCTCTTGACCTGGAACCCCAATGTTCTTTAACTTTTACTAAATCATTTATTTGAGCTCTACCCAAAAATAACAATTGACATATTCTCTCTCCCTTTCTGATATACACTGGAATTGGAGAGAAATTAAGTATCATTGCTCTTATTTCATCATTCTCACCTTCATAGCTTGGATCAATTACTCCAACTGAATTTGCTAAATATAATGACCTCTTATGTAGAGATGACCTTGAAACAAGTAAATAGCTGACTCTATAATCTCCCTTCAATACAATGTTGAGAGGAACAGATGATGCAGGTTTAACTTGCCCCACAGTAACTATATTCCTCTGATTCATATTCTTGTCAGGGAGTATTATACCATTCTGTTGACCCCCTAATTGTATCAAACCCAGACTTGGAGGTATCAGAACATTTTCTCTCACATATAAATCAATCCCACTGTTCTCTTCCTCATACTTTAAATCAGGAAGAGAATCATCAATTTTAAGATAATTTAACTGAAATTTCAATCTCTTACACCTCTTTCTCAAATTTAATATGTAATTCAACAGAAACAACTCTACCATCTTCATCATCAATTCTTATAAATGGATCTTTCTCATATTTATGACTCATTACAGTAATTTCAGTCTCATCATCTGTCAAAGCAGTCAGAAGCAATTCTTTAATTGTTTCTTTCTTATAATCAACAATAGCTTTGGGTGCTGAAGCTGTAGGGTGATAAAAAATCTTGAAATCAATATAATTCTTTGATGATGAAAGACTATCAGGTAAACGAATAAAAAGCTGAGTATGATCCTTCCAATATCCCAAGAGATGTGAAATAACTGGTCTATCAGCTGAAGAAGAAAAATGAGCAAATTCCCAAACACCTTCATCATCCTTGCCACATATAATACCTACATGTGTTAAATCATCTTCCTTTCCAATACCAGCAGGAGGAACAGCATCATAAGTCCTCTCAAATATAACAAGATCACCTGGTCTTATATCATTTACTTGTTTTCCCATACTTAAAAAGTCTGGAACATAATTTGTAAGAGAACCTTTCCAACCTGCTCTACTCAGCATAGCTGAAACAAAATTGGCACAGGCAGGCTTAACTGATGGAATATAACCTTCCCTGACTGCCTTCTTTGCTTCTCTGGCAATTCTATCTCCAAATTTCATATTTTAAAAACCTCCTTTAAAATATTGTCAACCCCAGAAGCAATAGTCTTTAATTCCTTCTGAGTTTCAGGTATCATCCTCTTCCTTATAAAATCACACCAGTCTTTTAAAGAAGCTGTGACAATATAATTACTAACAATGCACATAGGAAGAACACACCTTGCATCTTCTTTCTTCACTTTAAATTTCCTAAGCTGTGAATATGTGTTATGACTATATTCCATAGCACTGTCCAGCAAGTCATTTACATTCTTATGATCCTTTAGATATTTCATCTCTGGTAACACAACTCTAAAATCATCAGAATAAGAAACTCTTCTCTGTGATTCAGCAATAAAAGAAAGACTTCTATGTGTTCTAAGTTGATCCATTGTATATCTACTTGACCTGAACTTAAACTGAACTCTTTTATTAAATGTATCAAAACCTAAATCATCCCAAGAAATAATACTATAACCATCCCCTTCATAGCTGTCAGACTGATCAAAGAAATCTACTATGAAATTATTTATAGAATCTAAAATTCTGTTAAATTTCCTATTCTTACTAAACAAATAACCAGATTCCTTCTTCTTGAGAAAATAATTATGAAAATCAATAAAATCTCTCAAAGAACCAGAAAATACATAAGAATTAACATTAAAATCTGAAAATAAAAGTAATCCTAAATTTCCAAATCTATCCTTCAGGTTAATATGCTGAATATCATTCAAGTTCATTATACTACCTAACTTAACTAACTTAATCTCTACAACAAAATCTGTATGTTCAAAGCATGAATGATGACCATTATTGAGAAGAAACAAAAGAAATTTCTTTCTTTCAGTCTTAACAGGCTTCTGGTAGCTCATAGATGAGGCTTCAATAACAGCATCCCCATTCTCTCTAAATCCAAGTATATTGTCTCTGAGCAGTTCAATCTTATAAGATGTATTTAATGACATTTAATCACACTCCAATCATTAATCTTTCACTTTGTCATAGAAGACAGAATATCCTCAGCTATCTCTTCCTTGTGTTCAGATATATAGCTATTCCAGTCTTTCCAAGCTATTTCTTTTCCCTTGTAATGAATAACAATATTCTTTATTCCCGTCTTCTCAACAATTTTAGTTTCTTTTAAATGAGCAAATGTTGCAATATCATTTGGAATTCCCCTGTCATCATAATATATGGGAATAAAAACCCATCTGTCTGATGGAGCAACCTTATTCTTCTTGACTTCTAACTTTGCAAGGATACCTACTTTCTGAGACTTGGAAACTAAAGTTGTCCTCTTTGAAACCTTTATTCTTATAGAAGCATGAAATTTAATTGCTTTACCACCTGGAGTTCTCTCTTTCTCCCCATACATAGGAGCATTCATTATCTCTCTTGTCTGATTCACAAGAATACAAAAAACATTATTCCTTGAAAAAATCTTGGATAATCTCCTCAAAGCTCTGGAAATTATTATTGGCTTTTCACTATAAGTCTTACCAATATAATCTCCCTTTGACTCTTGTTCAGTAGTTGTCCCTGCAATAGAATCTAACATTATACCTATGGGACACTTTTCATCTTTACTTCTCACCCATTCTATGAAATCATCTATATATTGAAATATCTTCTCTATCACATTCTCTTCCAATATAATACATCTCTCTGGGTCTATTCCAATAAAATTTATTGCCCTCTCTGGACATAAAGCACTCTCTGCATCCACATAAAGAAAATAACCACCTGCTTCTTGTAATGCTTTCATCATCACAAGAGAAAGAGTGGTTTTACCTGCTGACTCAGCACCAAAAATCTCAATTATTCTTCCCATTGGCATACCTTTACCCATGATAATATCAAGAGGAAGAATATTTGTTGAAAGCCAACGTGTCATCCCAACTTCTTTCACATACTGAGATAATGTTATGAACTTATCATTCTTTTCTGTTGGTTTTCTCATCATTAACCTCTCTTTCAAAATTTTTAGAGGGAAGGGGGAAGGAGAACCCTTCCCTCATCACATGTTCTGCTATCAGTTAGTCTGAAGACATCAGCTCATCTAACATGCTACCAATATCATCTTCATCATCATTCTTTTTTGCAGACTCATCAATTTCAACATCGCTGACTTCTTTATGTTCTTGATTGTCAAAAAAGTCATCCATCTCAGATTCAGAAACAATCTCTGAAGCATCAAATTCTTCTTCATTTCTTGCAAGCTTTGCTTCATACTCTTCCATTGCCTGAATATCTACAAGTTTGCTCAAAGCCTGTCTATAAGCTTCTTCAGCCTTTTCACTACTCACTGAAGTCAGTTTTGACAGATCAGGTATAGCTCTCAGAATCTCAAGCAAGATATCCTTGCTCTTTGATAAAGGACTTGATTTAAGATCATACTGGGAAGAAGAATAATCAGGATACTTTCTACTTGTATCTTTGTAAATAATAAAATCTCTTCCCTTTAAAGGATGAAAAGCATCAAGATCAAGTTTGAGACCACCAATTATCCTATTAGCAAGAGTATATGAAGCCCTTACAACTCCAACTGCCCTGCTCATCTCTATATCTTTTCCTTTATTTAAGCAGTTTTTCTCATAATCCCTGTCATAAGCAATAAAATATACATTCTCCTTTGACCTTATGTCCTTTGCAAGCTTCAAGTTATCCTTTCCTCCAAGAGACTGAAGATACTTGACTGCCCTACAACCAAGGTCATCACCTGTGCAGGTAATAGAAACACTCTTTTCATTACCCTCATCATCAGTAACTCTTAAATAGTGTTTCTTCACTCTAACATAAGCTGAACCTGATGATGGATCTCTGGGTGGAAGAAACCTGACTCTATTCTCTCCCTTCGAGATTTCCAGAAAGTTCATTCCAGAACCTCCAGATTTCTCTTTCATGTAGTTTGAATCCTTCTCAACCTGAGCCTTCTCAGGCTTGTAGTTTAGAAAATCCCTGAGTTGTCTTTCCTCATCATTCATAATTTATACCTCCTTAAATTTTTTCATTAGATTGCTCATTTCCGATCTCATCTCTTCTCTGAAATTTGATGACAGAGAAACAAGCATGTCTTTTTTGTGTTCCATCGATTTCTGCAAAACACTTGCCATAGAAGCTATCTTCTTAATGTATAAGTATTTCTTCTCTGCTTCTTTATACCTACTATCCAGAAGTATAAGATTACTAATCTTGGCTTCTGTTAATTTCTTTTGAGAAGTCTCCCTTATTTCATTATCAATTTGTGCCTTAATGAAATCTCTATCAGATTTCTTGATCTTCTCTAAATGTTCTACAGTAGAAGCAAAAACACCTATCTTGAAGTATAGCTCAGGTTGCTCTGACATAGCATTATTCAAGTCTTCAGTATTAATACTCAAAATGTTTGATATACTATACACTCCAAATGGCTCACCAAGATTTACATAAAGATTTCCCTCCTCCTCATAGAAAAAATCTTTGCTCATGATTCACACCTCCTAAAACTTTAATTTTCACAGAGAGTTGTTAATTTACACACTATATGTCAGTTTATAAAAAGTCTCCAATGCTTTATCTAAATATACCTGACTTCCAGATGAGTAGAGAACAGCTGAAGGATGTATCCCATAAACTACAAAACACTTGTAATTCTTATCCCATTCAAATGTTCCTGACAAATTATACATAGAATCATCTTTCCCAAAGAAGTTCTTACTATAAGCACCAAGTGATAATATTATTGATGGTTTTAAAGCAAGAATCTCCTTTCTCAAATACTCCTGACTACATTTATTTATATCTCTCTTATTCAAAAGAGATATCTTATTGTCTTTGGGTCTGCATTTCAATATATTACTTATACAGAATTGATCTCTATTCAAGTTATACTTTTTAAGTCCATCCCATAATACTTGACCTGCTCTTCCAACTAAAGGAATTCCTTCCTTTTCCTCATTAGCACCTGGCGATTCAGCGACAATCAGTATATTCTTTGCCTTCCTACCTATCCATAATGGCACTGGAGTTGCTGAGGCTTCACAGGTATTAGAGAATGGACAGTCTTTACATTTTTTAATAATCTTAACACATTCTGTAAGTTCTTCTCTATTGGGTTGTCTAATAATAGTAACAGGCCATGCATCAGGATAATGAAATCTCTTATCATCTATCCCTTCTTGAAATTTCCATGGACATTTGAAAAATTCTTTCATCTCAAATATTGTATGTGCTTTCCATAGTGTTCTCCCTGTCTTATGATAACATTTTTCACAAGGCATGAGTATCCATTTATCATTTAAATTCTCACAGAATTCTTTCTTTTCAAAGAAATATCTGTGATCAAAGTTAGTATTCATAAATCCCTTCATATCCATAAGATGGAAATATTTAGTCCAGCTTCCATCCACCTTCTCTTTTAAGAAATCCTTAAAAGTAAAATGAACCTTCTCTATCTTCCCATATGTAACATAATTTCTCTTTCCCTTCCTTGGACAAGGAAAATCTACACTTTCTTCACAGCTGAGAACCCTATCCTTTACATCCAAATCCTCAAGCCAAGACCTTGGTTTCGCTTTACTCAAATAATCTTTGTATTTTCTTGCTTCATCATAAAACCAATTAAATTTAAAAACTGATTCAGCTACATCTGGAGGATTCTCTCCCCTATTGAATAAAGCATTACAAGTTTTCAGATTATCAATAATTCTCTTATTCACCCTCCTCTTGTCTATCCTATTCATGAAATCTTCTTCATTCTCAAAAGGCTCATTACCCCTTGCTGATATTATATTATCAGCAGCTTTTTCTCCAAGATGATCTACTTCCATAAGACCACATATCAGTTTACCATCTTTTACTGTCCACTTCTTTTCACTTAAATTTACATCAGGATACTCTATCTTTAAACCTAATCTCCTAATGTCATTTATCAAATCTATCTTCTCCATTTCCTTCTCAAAATAATTTAAACATGCACACATATACTCAGCTGGATAATTTACCTTAAGCCACATACTTAAATACGCAAGCATAGAATATGAAACAGAATGTGAATTATGAACTACAAATAAATTTGCAACATAGTTATGATATTTTTCATCCACATGTATATCATAAGTTTCTTCAACCCCTATAGGTTCAATATAAACAACTTTATGGAATTCAAAAGGATTTTCTGAATTTTCATCTTCAACTAAAACATTATCATCTATCCTAATATCACCAAGACATTTCCAACCAGTATCTGTAAAGAACCTATGTTCAGCTGTTGCTTTTATTTTATGAGTTCTTTTCTGCTTTTCACTGACTGGAATTTCTACTCTTAATTCATAAACAAATTTCCTACCTGTCTTTACAATCTCTTTAACTTTACCAGCAAAAGACTTACCAGTATCAGTATTATAAACTTGTATTCTCTTTGCTCGTTTCTCATAGGCATCTTTTATAGTTATCCTTCTCCACTGAGCTCCTGATTTACCTTTTACTGATTCATTTATTACAGTATCACCTGACAAGCAACGATTAAAGCTATTGTGAACCAATACTCCATTAGCAAAGAAATTATTAATTGGAAATTCCATTTCTATATCATAAGTTTCTTCTTTTCCAACAGGTTCTATCTTCTTAACTTCTGTTATCTCAACATTATAATCATCTGAATATGTATAACCTTTAGCTGTTATAACTTCCTCTCCAATAACAATATCCTTAACTTTCTTTTCTCCATACTTAGTTATAATAGCATGATCTTCAGTTGCTTTCAAGGTCATCCCATTCTTGAATGAAACTAAAAAGACCTCCTTCTTCCCTGACTTCCACATATTAACTATTTTATTATTGACTACTTTTCCTTCATAAAAAGATTCTGTGCTCAGAACTTCACCTGAAACAAATTTATTATACAATTCATCAATCCTAATAGGATTCTTAATACCTATTATAGAATCTTTTGACAGACAATACGCACCGAAATCTTTCAAAGTATCAAATAGTTCATCAGCTTCATTTCTGGATAAAGTTCCTTTCTTAACACATCCATCAACAAATAATTGCTTAAATGTAAGTAGCTTTTCTACTCCCTGAGACTTACTTACAACTTTTCTCACTGTATCACAGGTTCTCCAAGGTATTCCAGCAAGCCAAGCAAGAGCATACATAAGTTGTTCTTGATACAGAATAATCCCATAAGTCTTCTCAGTAATTTTCTTTATTATATCATTTTTATATACTGTTGGTCTTTCTCCTGACTTTCTCATCAGAAACTCTTCTGCAAGACCTGAACGAAGAGTCCCTGGACGAAACAAAGTATTCAGAGAGACTATATCTTCAAATTCTTTCACATCCATCCTTCTGGTATAATCTCTCATACCAAAGGATTTAAACTCATGTATCCCTATAGTATTCCCCTTGTCAAATTGTTCATAAACTTTGGGATCATCCATTTCTCCTTGATAAATATTATCTATTTCCTCCTGAGAAAGTCCAGATAATTCCTTTGTATTGTCTATAACAGAAAGGACAGCAAGACCAAGTATGTCCCACTTAATAAGACCCATAAACTCTAAATCCTTCTTATCCCAATTAATAACCTTATCAGCACTACCTCTCTTGACTATTACACACTGATTCCCAGAATATAAATCATCTCCACATACAACTACACCTGCCGCATGTGAACCAGCTTGTCTATATAATCCCTCTAATCTACAAGCAAGATCACTTATGTGTGGATACTTCTTATAAAATCTCTTTGCTTCTTCATATAGCTCAAAAGTATCCTTGAGAGAGTCTTCAGCTCTCATATCACCAGCTGAACGAGTTTTAATTGAATTTGCAACTTTATTGATTTCATCATTTGGTATATCAAACAATGAACCAACATCTCTTATTGCTCTTTTCCCTTTCATAATCTGAAAAGTGGACAATGTTGCAACATTATTGTAACCATACTTGTCTTCTAAATATTTTTGAACCATCCATCTCTTGTCCTTCTGAAAATCAATATCAATATCTGGTTGGTCAATTCTTCCCTCTGAAAGAAAACGAGAAAAAAGCAAATCATATTTCAAAGGATTAATATCTACAATTCCCATACAATAAGCAACCAATGATCCACCTACTGACCCACGTGATATTCCAACCTGCATGACTGAACGAGCATATCTTATAAGGTCAGAAGTAATAAGAAAATATTTTTCAAAACCTCCATTCACAATAACTCTTATTTCTTCTTTAAGTCTATCATCCACTTCTTTACCTGATAACCCTCTTCTCTTCTTCCCCTCCATTATCTGTCTAATAAATTCTTTTCTGTCTTCTTCAACACTTCCTTTTATTTCAGGCAAAACAGCAGGGTATATCTTCTCCATCTTAGTATTACACTTGGATATTATTTCATCTACTGACTTAAAACACTTTACTATTATATCATTTGATATACCACATTTCTTTAAATCTCTCATCATCTCTTTCGCAGTGCTGACATATAAACCTGTTACATCAAATTTCCATCTATTTGGATCATTCCATTTTATTTTCCTACCATATTTGTCCTTCTGACCTATAGCAAGAAAGACTTCATGTAATTCATTATCCTCTTCATTTAAATAATGACAGTCTCTTGTGCATACTACCTTTATACCCAATTTCTTACTCATTTCAATAGCTCTTGAATTAATCTTATCTTGAAGCTCAAAATCAGAAAAGGGCATTATCTCTAAATAAAAGTCATCTTTATACTTATTATGAAAATCCATAACTAATTCTTCATAATTATCTAAGGATAAAAGACCTGATGTGCAGGCTGACATCAGTATGACATCAGAATCACATATCTCAAACAAATGTTTTTTATCTACTCTTGGCTTGTAATAAAACCCATCTTTATTTGCAATATTAAGAAGCTTCATCAACTTCTTCATACCATCCCAATTTTTGGTCAAAATAGTGCAATGAAGTCTCTTCTCCTTTTCCTTCTTCTTGGAATCTACCCAAGTTTTCTTCTTTCTGCTTCTAATATTCTTAACTTCTAAAAATTGACCATCTACTTTCACAATATCTCCAACTTTAACTGTAGATGTCTTTCTATTCTTTGTTCCATTCTTAGTCTTTAATTTGATCTCAAGGACATCATCATACTTAAATTCTTTCTTTGTATCATCTGTAAAGAATAAAGTTATAAATTCAACCTCCTTCTCTATCTTCTTATATGATGGTCTTTCATACAAATTATCCACAAGATATAATTCACAACCTATTATGGGCTTTATACCCTCTTTCTCACAAGCATGATAAAACTTAACAGCTCCATCAATATTACCATGATCAGTCATTGCAACTGCTGGTTGTTTCATCTCTTTAACCTTTTTCACCAAGTCATCAATCCTGATAATTGAATCTAATAAACTATAATTTGTATGTAAATGTAAATGTGCAAACTGCATTATTTCTCCTCCTGACTAAATTGGTTGGCGTTTAAAGAATGTGGAAACAAAGAATCACCTTGTTCTTTTTTCATACATGAAGGAAATATCAGTTCATTACTAAAACATTTTCCTGATGTCTTACAAGGAGGTTGTAGGGCATCAGCCATTGTTTCCATAACTACTGACCACGAAGAATCTAAAAATGATGACACATCACACACTGCTTTCTTCATTAGTCTGAGAACAGTGTTTATCTCCCATTGCACTCCTTTACACAATCTCCTCCTTGCCAGGTTATAAAGAGTAGTATATGAATAAGAACAATATATATGAGTAGTTGTCCCAATTGGAAGAAAATATCTGGCGTCTTGATATGGAACCTCCCCTGAGTCTATCAACATCTCATATACTTCCCTTGAATTCCTAATTGCTTCATATATCCTTAGCACTTCATCAACACATTTTGTATTCTTCTCAATATATCTTTTAACTGTCTCAGGCATTCTAAATGGAGCTTCCCTAACATCATTAAGTCTTTGAGACTCTTGAGAAAAAGAAGCACCAATTCTTGTTCTCACTAATTGATGAGTAGTAGCTCTACTCACCCCATCAACAACAAATGTAAAGAAAAGATGCTCACCAGCATTCCCTAAACCACCTGGAGATTTCAATTTCTCTAACACTATTTTACGAGCTTCTTCATCATTCATATCTTTCACAGCTCCAGAATATTCAGCTTTTATCCTCTGAGCAGTGAAATAAAAATCTTGACCAGTAGGATGTTGCACTAACTGAACCTTGATATACTCAGAACCATATAAAACATCTCTCATTTATTTAACCTCCTATCACCAAAGATGCATTTTTTAACATATATCTCATGTCATCAATAACTCTTCTACCACCATCCCAGACACCATATCTCCCCATACTGAAAATGCTGTTTTTTCTCAAAGCTTCCAGATATTCAGAAAGCCTTACTTGGTCTGTACACCTTATTCTACCTGGATCATTTATCTTATATGAAAGAAAATCATTACTATGATTAATTGACAGACTATAAACATTAAAAATCTCTTCTTCAGCCCTGTAAACTATATGCTTGTAATACTGAGAATTAGCATCAAAGTCAAAAATCACTAAGTGATCACCTACTTTAAATCTCTTCTCTAAAATATACTTCCCAAACAGCTTATATCTTCTCATAGATGAAAGAAATTCATCTGTAACAAAAGTTCTCCTGTCCATATATACTGGACAATTTTCAAGAATTTTACCAATCTCTTTGTCTATATCACAGTTATTTAAGGATTCACTTCCTAACTTCTCCTCTAAAACTGTAAGAGGAAGAGTGTTAATCAAGACATCATATTGTATGACTGTCTCATTAGAATCATCAGAAGTCTGAACTGTAACAGTTTTATTAGCAACATTTACAGACATCACATCTCCAGTAAAATATTCACAAGAAGGAGTAACTATTCTTGCCCAATCTCCAAAACCATATATTTTTGTCTTAACAATCTTTCCTTCCTGCTTATTACCCTTTTTGTCAAATATATACTTCCTGAAACCTATCCTCTTAGATGAACCTCTGGGAAAGAAAATTGTTTTCTTTCTATATACTTCCTCATATTTATATATATTGCTATACTCACCTATATAGCTATATTTTGTATATATCTTATTACCCAAATACTTCTTAAGCTCAGTAGGAAACTGATCACTATTGACTAAATTGCTTTCAGCCATAATATACCAGTTCTTCTCTTCAGTATAGGGTAAAAACCTTTTTGATATAACAATTATTCTATCATCAGATATCATATCTTTCAGAACAGTATATATAGATTTTCCTACAAGACCAAAACCTAATATTACTAATATATTTGCCATTTAATATCACTCCCATTTACTTAAAAAATTTTAAAGGGAAGAGAAGAAAATTTCCCTTCCCCAATAAACAATTACTTCCTAACTGGTGACAAATTTGAATATCTCTTCCAATAAGGAAAAAGTGTTTTTACTCTCCCAGCAGGATTGCAATTATAACCTTCCTCCTCAACCTTCTGAAAGAAAGCAGGAGTCGCCACTTCTCTTATTTCCTCTGGATTAGCATTTGGATTATCCTTGGCAACCCTATCCATCTCCTCCCAGAAATGAGCTGCAGCTCCTGTGAAATTCCATGGCAAAATACCTTTCTCAAACCTTGCCTGACGAGTCATGGACTTAATATCACCATATCTCTGTCCTTGCACAGTGATATAATCATCCATTAATGAGCTCTTCTTCTTTTTCTTCTTCTTTTCCTTTCTTTCAATCTTTACCTCAGAAAGCTGTTGTTTGAGATCATCCACTAATGTTAGAGATTTTGGACTCTCTTCTTCTATCTCATCTTCTACCCCCTCATCAATCTCAGCTAAGAGGGTATCCACTATCTCATCTGTAATCAGTTCTGACTCATCATCCAAGTCTGAGGATGAATCATCTTTCATATACATTCCTGCGAATTCTCTGTATCTCTCAGGGACTTCTTCAATAGTCCTACTTTCTGAAAGAATTCTTGAGAATTCATCCCAGTCTTTCTGGATCTTCTTTTGATCCCTTGCTGAGAAATCCTCCAATTGTTTCTCCTCAGTTAAAAACTGAAGAAACTTCTCAGCATAATCCTTCTTCATAATTTTCCCTGTGTTCATATCTTTCTCCTCCTTATTATTTTTTTTAAAACTAATTATATTATACTCCTTCATCTCTCCAAGTAAAGAGAATGAAAAACTTTTTTTAGGAACATAAGACACAATAACAGGCTCATAGAACACAGTTTAGAGTGTAAGATGTATCTTAGGTCATAGAAATAAAATGATGTATGTCTATGGGCTTATAATTGTATGAGAGTAAAAATTATCTATTAAAATCTCGAATTTTTGTCTCTTCCTCATTTAAATATCTGTAAATTCTTCTGTTCTCAGCATCACTAATTTCTCCTTCACTCACCCTCATCCTTATTCTCCTGAGTCTTCTACTTACTTCACTACATGGAATTTTCATATACAGAGAAAGAGATTTTAAAATGCTATAACCATCTACAATATATTTCACAAATCCTTTTGGCATTATCAGAGATATCTTTATTACTCTAATCAAAAACTTCAAATCTTCTTTATTGTCCTTATTCCTCTCTATCATCCTTTTAAGCACAGTTCTTACTGGATCATGTTTATCATCTAATACATAGAATTTTGTATGAGTATCCTCTGAAAAAAAATCACCAACTGGGATAGTGAAATCTCTTCTCTTATAAAAATGAAAAAGACCTCTGCCAGCATTTTGTATAATCCTTCTGATATAACCTTCTATCTGAGCAGGGTCTCTGCTTTCATCAATATTCTTTCTTCCTTGATATAATCTTATCATGATTTCTTGGTAATAATCCTCTGGACTCTTAGATGGATCATTTATTCCATTCGCCAGAGAATAAGCCATCTTCCAAACATACTTTGTGTTCTTCCTGACTAACTGTTCAATACAATCTTCTTCTTTCATATTTTCTTCTCCTTTTCTTTAAACTGATTTAATTATAGCATAAAATTTGCAGTGAGTAAAGAGAATGAACTTACATATTCTGCAAGAAATCATGATCAGAATAATCAGTTACAAGCATCTTTGACCAATCATAAAAACATTTAATCTTCTTTCTTGCTTTGTAGCTCCTATTCTTAGCCAGAAACAAGTTCATCACATCTTCACTATCTTTGGGGTAATTAATACTAACTACAACATCTGATGTAAAGTTTTTGCTCCAATCTTCAGCCATATGATGCATATCAAGCATCTCTTCTACACCTTGTCTATTACCTTGAGAAGCAGTCCATACTGGAATCTTAAACTCAACAGCAATTCCTCTAAGTGCCTCATATATAGCACCAAGAGAAAGTCTCTTCTCATTTGTATATAAATGTGGTTTCAGAATATCAGCATAATCTATAAACAATATGTCTGTATGAAAACCATCACTCCTCTCAAGTTCTCTTATACAATTTGCTACATCTAACACTGTTGCTTTACCTGTAGGATATTCCTTTATGATCAAATCACTTCCTGTTATCTGTTTAAAATTTTTGATTTTCTTTGAAGCATACCCAAAATTTTCCATAAGCTCTGAACTTGAAAAACCTGACAACCTCATATCAAATCTATGTGCAGTCTTCTCTTCACTAATTTCTAATGTTATATAAAGAACTTTCTTTGAGTGTGCAAGTGCTGAAGCTGCAAAATTAATCAGTACTCCACTCTTGCCTCTACTTGGAAGTCCAAGAATTATTCCTAATTCACCAGGGCATAAACCTCCACCAAATAAAACCTCATCTAATCCATATATCCCTGTAGGTGTTCCACTAAATTGATCTATATTTAAAATCCTTCTCTCTGGATGATTAAAATACCATAGTTTTCCTCCTTCTTCTTCCCCTATATAAGATGAAAGAATATCTTCTAATATCCTCTTTACTTCCTCCTCATCTGCTTCTCTATAACCCTTCTCAATCTCCCTTGCAAGCTTCTTGGAACCCTCACCTACAGAAGAAAGAAATATATGTTTCCTTACATTCTTTTTAACATAATCTACCAAACTCTGACTTGCTTCTAATTCTATTCTTTCCCATTCCTCTTTATTCTCCTCTTCAAATATATCAGCATTTATTATACCATACTTCTTATATATATCTCTGATTTTTACAAAAACTCTAAGTGAAAAATCAGAATTATAAAAGAAACTATCAGAAAGTTTCCATATGTTAGACTGAAAAGATGAATCTTCAATCAAAAGCTTTAATGTTGTCATATAAAATTTTTCACTAAACATTTTCTCTCTCCCTCTTGATCTTCAATAGTTCTTTAGCTGATGATACATATAATTTCAACATCTTCTTTTTCTCAGCAATTAATCTTTCTTTAACCTTCTCAGGTAAATCTGTCATTTTAATCTCATCGAGAAATTCCTTGAATTTTCTAATCCTCTTTGCAACATCACTATCTATACCCCTCTTGAAAGAAGAAATATCAACCTTATGAAATAACACCATGTTTCTCATCTATTAAACCATAATTGAAGACATCATTCCCAAAACGATTAATTATTGTATCTACAATCTCAAATTTGTCAAGCTGTTTCCTACTTACAATACCTGCTTTCTTTCTCTTCTCCCAAACTTTAAAAGCTCTCTCTGAAAGCAACTGAGCAGGAGTTATCTCCTTCCATATACTAAAATATCTCTTTCCTGTCTTCTCAGCTGAAATTTGAGAAAACATTTTAGCTATATTATAAATTGCATCATGTGTGTAATCATCCATAGCACAAACTCCTATGAAAAAAAATAGGAAAGAGAAGGACTCTTTCCTAACTTATATTATATGATCAACCGGAGGAGAAATCAAGGATTCACATCTCCCACATTCATCCAAGAACTCTCAGCTGAAATATCAGTTACAACTCCTGAAGAAAAAGTTATATCTCTTGTCTTCTTCTGTAATGTTGTCCCATCAATCCTCAAATCAGTAATTACAGTTATTATATCAGATACTCCATCTTCTAAGCTCTGAGCAATTGACTTAGTTATAATTGGATCTCCATCTGTTTGACCAAATTTAACATTATTAACACTTATTTGAGCTGGAGTCTCAGAATCTTCTGTAAATTCAAAACAAGACCTATGCCATTTCATCCTTGGGTATATACTTTCATTGAAACCATCCACTTTAAAGGACACAAAACCATCTATGACCACAATCATCCCTTCTTTCTAAGAATCTTTCGCTTTTATCAAAATCCACCGCCAGTTAGTAGGGTGCTGATAAGCATTCCATATACAAATGGCAATATAACCTCCATAAAAGAATATATAATTTTGATAATCTTCAATATCAGCTGGATCATAACCATTTGCAACAAATTGATTATAATCCCATATATATATATACCAATATATCATAGTGCTGGTCATCAGATCTATTCCAATGATACCTTTAATATATTTGTTTATAGGAGCATCATACCAGCCAAAGAATGTAGTATAATAATAATTATCATCAGTTATAAAACCTGTACCATTATCATCCCCAAAAGAATAGAACCATACAGGTGGCCACAGAGAATTAGTAATTTCCCCCTCATAAACATTATTAAACTCCTTATCAAGTACTACCCACTTCATTCTTGTTGTTTCATCAAATAATACCATGTATGTATCATTCGAACAAGCATTTCGGGTATATCTGCCACCAGCAACATAAGACACCAAAGAATGAGCTGAAACATGGCTTATGTCAGGTGGAGGTGCTGGCCAATCTATCCAATCTTTAGGTTCTGAACCAATTGCATATTTTCCATTACTCCACCAAATACTATCATTTCCAAAAAAGTTTGGCATATCAAAACCATTCATTCTTATATGAGAATCATTAGAAATAATTTCTCCATCATTGTTTAAAAAACAGTAATTGCTTTCACTGGATGGATTAATATCCACTTTGTGAAGATCATAAACATAATTTCCATCCCAGCCATATGATACAAAATAAAAGCTTCCAAGAGACAATTTTGTTATCAAACCATTACTTGTTTCATAAACTTTACTATGAATAAAAATATAAGACTGTTGATTGGGCAAAATACTATGGCAGTTATATGGTCCAAGACCATCTTGATTTACTCCAACATGAGAAGTAACTGAATAAGGATAATCAGACTTACCACTCCCTACTGAATCAAAATCTTCAAAGTAATAGTCATAAACTCCATTTTTGAGCCCAAAATACTCCCATTCATACCAAAGCTTTACAAAAGGTGATCTAATTGTAGAGAAATAATCAACAGTGCCATTCCATGAAAATGTTCTCTGCACACTTGTATCATAATATTTCCATAGAGAATTATATTCATCATGAAAATGAGGATAATAAACAACTGGAGGAGTAGGGTCACACCATCTATAATAATCAGAAGTTCCAAAGTTCAGACTGAATATATTTCCAGTATATGTAATATATTGAGAAAAAACAGAATATCTTTTAGAAGGAAAAGTAGAGAGCTGCATTTTTGTACCTGGAGAATTATCAGGAGAATAATGACAGATACTGTATGGACCATCCGAATCCGCGGATGAACAGGGAGTTGCTAAAAAGGTTCTAATCCATTGTCCTGCATTATATTGTCCTCCAAGACTTAATGTTTTACCAACTGGAGTATCTGATGGATCAGCTGTAAATACATTAATAGCTGTATCACGAGAATAATTTAGTTCATAATAATCAGAAATTCCTGAAATAGGATCATATTCTGCCCAATAAACTTTTCCATCATCAACAAATGGAGTTCTATAAAACAATATTGGACAAGTATGCACACAAACTGGACCATAAAATAATTGATCAAATACAGGATATTTACCAGATGCTTCTATATTCGGGGTTGCAACATCTTCATGAATATCTAACACAGAACCATTATCTGTGAAGCTGTATCTTCTTTTATTTGTGTACATAAATCCTTCATCAGATAATCCTGGTATTTCACCTGCTGAAAATAAATATGCCACTTCTGAAGAAAATCCAAGAGGTGTTATATCCTTTGTAGCACCAGGAAGCCATCTTGTCATTCCCATATTACCATAAAAATTCTGCAATGGTAATAATCTACCTCCAGTAGAAGGTTCTTCAGGAACTGTATATTTACTTATATTAGATGCATAACCAATAATAAAAGGAGTTTGATCATTCCTATTTAATCTACCTACAAGAACAGCATCTCCCTCTACATAGTTATTATTCATTGAATCAGGTAAAACTGGAACCTTCCTCCTTTTACCTCCACCCATTAAAAGAAGATTATAATAACCATTTGGAACATCTGTCTGGTCTGAATCAATATAAGCAGTGAATACATCTACAAAATCATTCAAATTTCTCTTAAGAAAAGACACAAATTACTTCTCCTTTTCAACAGTCTTTCCATTCTTTCTGATCTTCTCAAGCTTCTTGTCTATCTCTTCTATTCCCTTTCTGACTATAGATATTATAGTATCAGAAGGTTCATAGACAAGAGAAACAAAATCATATTTTTTCTTTCTAATCCTCTTCATTATACATCACCTTGTCAATTCTTTCCTTCATATAATCAATATTAACTTCAGACTTATTCAAAAGTTTGATAACTTCAAGATTATCTCTCTGAACTTCCAGAATAAGGCTCCTGAGTTCAGAATGATCATCATCGAGATTCTCAAGTCTATCAGCAACTGTGTCTATTACATAAACATTCTTCTGCACAAGTTCAGTAATAGCTCTCCTCTCTAAAGTAGCTTGTTCTTCAGTATGATTTTGCTTAAAATAAGAAATAACAAAATCAATCAGTTTAGTAAAAGCTACTGTCATACAAGAAACTAATGTTGAAATTATTGCTATAAGCTGTGTTTCATTCATCATCTCTTCTCCTTAACATTCAGTGATATATATTATCAATTATCAAGAATAATTTTAAAACCAATCATAAAATTTTATAGAATTGAACAACTGTATAAACTTCATCAGTTCCTGCAATAGATGATGCACAACCAAACCCATTGTTGTCCGCTGAACTTGTGCAATAATGCTGGACTTCAAAAACTTTTGTATCTGTAATTGTAAATTTGCCCCTAACAATGCTTCTTATCTGAGCATAAAAAGCACGACAATACTCTGGTGAACCTAATAATTCCATCACAGAATCAGTAACATTATACAATCTTGCTTTATGATTTTCAACATCAAAAGCTGGACAAGAAATAAAACATTCATAAGTTCCTGCTTCAAGAGTAATCTGATTTGAAGATAAAGATGCATGCCCTCCGGTGTCTGACACTATAGTATTTAAATCTCTTGTTCTCCATGCTCCAGAAGAAAAAGTTCCTCCATGTGTTCCACTTGATTTAGTATCATTAATCAGAATATAATCACGTGTGTCACCACTACTTCCACTTAACGCCAGCTCCTTCCAAATAGCAGAACCAGATGAATTATCTATACATGTGTATATTTTATTATTGGTGGTATCATACCAATGAGAACCTACAAGATAACCATCATCCACATCATCATTAACAGTAGGTGCTAATGTAGCTGAGAAATTATTTGGAATTCCTCCTGAATTTTGAATATTAACCGCCATTACCAGACCTCCTATTTTCTCTGTGAAATTACACCTTCATTTATAAGCTCTGCCTCTGCTTGTTCATAAGCATTTTTATGAATCCTCTCTTGTATCTTTCTCTTCCTTTCTCTTCTCTCATATTCAGCAATTGCTTCTTCTTCTAATAAATCAGCAATAGCTTGGCATTTAGAACAACGCTCTCTTAACACCCAAACATGCTTGCTCACTTGTTCGTATTTGCAATCTTTACATTTCATGACTGATCACACCTTTCTCCCATACAGCAAAACTTTGCTTCCTACACCAATGTAATTACCACTTTGATAAATAGTAATATCAGTAATCTCTGTTACCGTCTCTGTATAAGTTCTTGTCCCTCCCTCTCTAACCATATTACTTCCATAATTTCTAAGTCCATCCTTGAAATATCTTATTCTATTATCTGCACTCCTACTAATCCCATAGAATACAACAAACCCATATTCTCCTGCTTCTAATTGTTGAAAATCAGCACTATTAGCTGAACCATAAGTAGGATTATTACCATAAACATGATAGTAATACATTTCATAGTAATGTGAAACAGAATAATCATCTTGAAATATAAGCGAATATGTCCTTGCACTTGAATCAGGATTATATAACCATACAAGTAAAATCATCTCTGAATAATCATTACCTGATATACCACTAAATGCAATCTCTGACACAGCTGACCCTGTAACAGTATAAGAATCAATAAGTTCAAGACCTGTATCACCAAGACCCAAACTCTTCCAAATAGCAGAACCAGATGAATTATCTATACATGTGTATATCTTATCATTAGTAGTATCATACCAATGAGAACCTACAAGATAACCATCATCTACATCATCATTAACAGTAGGTGCTGATGTAGCTGAGAAATTATTTGGAATTCCTCCTGAATTCTGAATCATCACCAAACCTCCTTATAACTTATGAAGTCTCAACCTCAATATTACCAACAGAATTAGTTATTTGCCACTCAGCACTGTCCTCTGTGCATACCAATTCTACACAATCCTTACAATGAGTAGAAGCAATATATCCTCCTGATACTGTTGTAAGATTCCCATATACAATTGTATCCCCTGTAGCAGATGTTACTTTCCATCCCTGAGAACCCTTCCCTACTATCAGTACCCTATCACCTACAGAAAATGAAGCAGGAAGAACCATCAAGCAAGTTCCTCCAGATGTTTTATTCACAATATATCTTGTCATCACTACTAAAGGTGATAAATCTGATGTTATAACAGAAGTTGCAATATCAGGAGAATGTGTATGTAATGAATCAGCATTTGAACCATCACTCAAAGTCTCCAACTCTACTCCAGTGATATCTGTATTAGCATCATTACTTGATATATATGAATAATCATGATCTGTATTAATATGATTATCCCAATTAGTCTCTTGAGTCTTAGTTGGAATTATATTTGTTGATCCATCAGGTATATCATCAGCATCAACTTGACCAACTGCAGAACCCCAATCAATATTATTATCCTTAACTGAATCATCAGTATCAGATAACTTACTATCAAGACTATTCTTGAGATCAGTCTGATCAGTAAGAGTCCCTGTTATTTCTCCCCACTTTGCTTGACCAGAACCAGAACTTGATGACCAGCCATTCACAGAACAACTCATCCTTATTTCACCACCATTCTGAAATCAGCACTAACTCCAGAGTCTAATACAACTTTAGCTGTGCTCACTGGATAATCAAAAATATAAGAAAAAGACTCACCAGTTTTCACAATTGCACCTAAATCAGTGATATTCCCATCAAATATTATTTCAATGTCCCCTGGACCATCACATTTAATACATATTTCACTTACTTCCCTATCAGCCTGAGCAAGGAAATCATAATCAATATCAGCACCCACAGTTCCTTCAAAGAAAACTGGTCCAAGATAACCAGAAATAAGTTCCAAAATTCCATCTGAAATTCCTTTTATGTATTTTCATTGTCTAATGAAATACCTGTAAGTGCATCAATAAAATGACCTGACTCAGTATCAGTCAGTCTGACCTTGATTGCCATGATTTTTCACCCTTTCTCTCCTAAAATGGAAATTTACACCTGCTCCTAAAAACATCTTGACTTCTCCATCTGTATTAATAATCCTAACATTTAAATCATCAAGAGGTTTCACAACTAACCACCTGCTCACGTCATCCTTCTTTATAAGAATATCTCCAATTCTGGGTAAAGGAATATTGGTGTAGCTGGAACCCTCATACCCTTCAACCATATGTCCAAATCTCTTATCCCATCTCCTTTTACTCCATCCTTTCTGCTTCTTTCTCTTTTTCCTTTTTCTTTTCTTACTCATAAAACTAAGACTTTCTGCTTATATATGGGCTTCTCCCAAGAATGAACTTATTCCCAGCAAATTGCCCAATAACTACAGTATCATTATCCTCATATTCCTTTACATTTCCAACTCCATAAACATCTTTCAGAATCCCTGAATCATTTAAAATAATATCACTCTTATAATTACCTCCCCCATTACAATTACCTTGAGTGAAAGCTGAATTATAACCCAAAAAATCTCTGATGTATTCCTTCATCTAAATATACTCCTTTCCCAAGAAACATCAACCTTTCACAGGCAGTTCAACATGACTGTCCTTATACTGAGCACATGATGTAATAGCTGTATCAATCCTACTTGCTGACAATGTATGACTAAATGCTTCTAAGTGAAATAAATCAGAAAGACCTGTCCTATATGTTTCAATCTTTATTGTATCAGTAGGTCTCAAGAACATGTTTAAAGGGACTCTTAAAGTAACTCTATTAACATTTCTCCTACTCTTTCTCAAAATCCATTTTGCAAGAGTCTCAGCCCAATTTGGATATGGAATTAAAGGATTATCTACAACTGATGAATATTCCCATATACCATATTCCTTCTGACCATCTTCATCATCTTCTGTATGATGAAAAGTTTCATAAACACCATATGGTCCAATATTATCTGGATTAATACCCTTTACCCTTATCTTATAATATAATAAATCAGTTGGCTCAAGACCATTTTTCTGTTTATATATAAAAGAAAATTGAGTAGCTGGTCCAGAAAGCCCTAAATGCCACCCTTGCTGAGGAGGAGGTGTTACTGATGGATCCCAACCCCATGGAGAATAACCACCATCATCATCCAGAAATGTCATCTGCTCTATAGTCCCTGACTTAACATCTACAACATATGGTCTTGGATTATTTAACTTGGCACAAAGACTTTCTAAATGAAAACCAACTTGAGTTCCCTCATACTCACAGACATTAGTCCCCTTCATAGTTCTTCCAACTTTAACCCTATTATAATACTCACCAAGAGATTTATCATAGGTGAGCTCATATATATTTTTTCTGTTTTCATATTCCCAATCAGGCATGTCCTTATCATTATCAGGGACAACATAAAAAGTATCATCATAGTAAAACCAAGTAGCCATTCCAACAAAGAATATTTCTCTAAGCTTGTCTATTGCTGAAGAATTGGCAAAATCAAAACTTCTTATATACCAATCCTTTGCAAGATTTATATTGTATTGCTCTATCTTGAAATTCTCAAGAATCTCCTTTATTATAACACTTGCTTTCTCATTTTCCCATGGGTCCATATTCTGACCCTTAATATAAAGATTCCTGCTCTTGTCATAACCAGAAATCCTTATCTGACCAGTCTTCTCATTATAATTATACCCATGAGGGATAAGCTTGCTTGTCTTCTTCCACTTTGAACCATGCCTGACTTTTATCTCAAACCATCTCTTTAAACTCCATTTATCAGTATCATATACATCTGGTAATAGCTTCTTCCCAAGTGTCTTTGATGGAGATAAAGTTAAATTCTCATCATCTTGTAAAACTATATTCCAAGAACAGTGTGAATTGATTTTATAGTCTATTTTCGCTGAAACGAAATAATCAGAGAGGTCAATGTAAGTAGATGGTGTCTCACCAATCTGAAATTTAAATCCATATGACAAAAGTTTGGTGTCTTCAGCCACTATAATCAACTCTCTGACATCAAAAGATTTTCAAGAACATCCTTCTCATATGACCTTGCCCTGCTCAACAGATTAGCAAATACAAGACTCTGTGATTCTGCCCTGCTCAGGAAATTCTGAAATACAACTTTATGTGTAGCTCTACTCAGAAGAGGAACCATAATACCCTCAACTGATTCTGACCTACTCAATAAATTCTGATAAACAATAGCCATAAAACATACTCCAAAATCAAGCAGAATTTGCTCCATACGCAACAATCACTAAAGGGATGTCTTCTCCACCATATATTCCTCCAGGTGTTTCCCACTTTAACCATATACCTTGTGCTTCTTGTGCATCTAAATTAGTATCAACTGATACACATGTTAACGCTGTTGCAAGAGTATTTGGAACTGAAAAAGTCAAAGGTGTAGGAGTTGCAAGTCCATCATCAGGGCATGTAAGTCTATTTGTAGTGTCTCCTGAATCATCTACTGTAGGGGCAAGAGACATTGATATCTCACCCCATGCACCATTTGTTCCTCTGGAATTTTGAGTATCATAAAATATCTTACCAAGAGTTATCCCTCTCACTATAATAATATCATCATAACAATCAACAAGAAGATTATTTGTAGAATTTCTTAATTCCACTCTCTTCACATACTGAAAATTCTGTGTAGAATAAACAGTGTTTGTCCCATTAAGGGTAACATCTTCATAAGTCCATGATGAACCTACATAACCAATTATCCTTACATATCTCCCTGTTTCATCTGAAGAACTTGGAGTAATGGCAACAGTCCCTGTAGCAACAGGCTGAATAAGAGCATTAACCATATAAAATCTTACATTGTAAAATGTATCAGTTGCATGATCATTCTTCACAAAAATCTTATAATACCATGTTGTTGATGAAACAGGATCTATTTCCATAAGAGGAAAAATCTCTCCTATTGAAGCACCTATTATCTGAGTGGCTGATATTGCACCACCCGAAACAGTGGTATCATCAGTGGGATGATTTACACTTTTAAACAGTTTTATGTCACTTGCTTCTACAGCCATTATCTCCTACCCCTTCCAACTTTTGGGTGTTTAGAACTGGGACATCCTCCTCTTCCCTTATTTTTCCTCATTCCTCCACCTGAACCATCTTTCTTTGGCTTTCCTTTTGCCATTTTATCACCTTCTTTATAAAGTTCCCTTAAAAATCAGTCTCAATTTCATTGTTTTTGTTGTCTTCTCTGGTTGCTCAATGATCATAGAATCTCTACCAGTAAAGTTCACCCTATACTTAGTTACACCATCGTCAGGGGAATATAAGAAATCTGTCTCAAGAGAATTATCCCTAAAAGTCTTCATATCAGCCAGAGTATCATCAAGAACTCTCTCATAATACAATTCCTTTATATCCTCATATAACCCCAACTTTATTTGAATGACTTTACCTGCTTTATATGATCCATCAGAATAATTGGGCAAAGTTCTCTCAATTACATCATAATCAGATTTTATCCCTATGACATCAAATGAAACATTATCAATGTCCATGTAACATTTGTTTGTGTTTGACAATGTAGCAAAATACTCATCTGAAGCAGAATTGTCTGAAGCCAATTGTGATCACCTCTCAATACAAAAACCCACTAAAATCATGCCAATCTGTCATACTAACAGAGCCAATAGTAGGAATGTCCTTTGAAGCAATTGTGGGAATCTGATTTGGTGTATAAGAATTCTTCTCTAACTGAGAAGAGTTATTAGCTGGTTGAGAAAACTGAGAAGAATTACTCACTGGTTGTGAAGACTTTGGACTTGTATTACTCTCCTTCTTCATCCTGACTCTACCACTCTTCTCCTTACCATTCACTTCCACACTACTTGCTTTTATTGTAACAGTCTTAGAATTGACACTCATATTCTTTATTTCTGCGTTCATCTGATTGACAAGTTCTTTCTTCTTCCTTTTCTGTTCTTCTAAAGATTTCTGAATCTCTGCATCTATACTTGTCTGAAAACGAGAAGGTGTTTCCCTTTCTAACCACCATAATTTCTTACTTCCACCTATTGGTTTCTCCATTTGTTCTCTAAATTTTGCAATTTCATAAGCAAAGCTACTCTTATCAATCATTGCTTGTTCAAGAGACATTATAGGAAAAGGTTTCCCACCTATGAATCTCATTCCACCTGATGTGAATTCTCCCTTCCTTGCTTCCACACTTTCAGCTTTGTCTTTATCTCTTATTTTCTTCTTCTGAAGATAATACCATTTATCAATATCCAATAACTCCTTAGCATTATCCTCAGCCATCTCCTTAAGCTTATTATACTTCTTTGTAATTTCCCTTAACTCAATTTCTTCCTGAGTATGTGTCAGTGCATATATGTCATCCCATACTTGTTCCATTGAACTTACAAAAGTATCCCTCTTTCTCTTCAAAGCATCAATTACCTTCTTATGTAAAGAAATCTCCTTCTTTGCTAATTTCTGAACTAAATCACCCAATCTCTTTTGCTCATAATATTCATTCTCTAATCTTGCTATTTTATCTTCATCAACCTTCTTATTACTATTCTTAAGCCGATAGATTTCCTCTTCAAGTGATTTGAGTCTCTCTTTTCCCATAAATTCTATTTCAAGTGCTTGTTTTCTTGCTTTTATTGCTTCTAAATACTCCTGTGAAGCCTGTAATTCCCTATTAATCTGCTTCCAAGCTGTATCACCTCTGTTCTCTATTGCTTTCTGATATCTCTTCTCTTGTTCTATCAGGAACTCATTGAGATCAGCTTTCTTTCTATCAAGATCCCTCCTCATCCTCTCTTTCTCTGCTTTTCTCTCTTCTTTCTTTCTATCCTCCTTAATTTTTAATCCTGATTTTCTCCAATCAGCCAGATACTGTTTATACACTTTATATGAACGAGGAAGCTCCTTAAGCTCCATTTTAGACAATTCCTTATTTATACGCTCACTTTCCTTTCTCGCTTTAGTAATTGCGTTTTTATATTTCCTCATTCCAGATGTTATTTTGTCTATCTTTTTATTAGTTTCATCAAGTTTCTCATTATAATCTATCAGCTCTTTTTTCAGATCTTTAATATCAAGTTCATATCTTCCCAACCTTGACTCTTCTTTTGCTTTCTCTTTTGACATACCTGCTTCTACCAGTTTATCATAGTCTTCCTTTGCTTTATCCAACCACCTGGTCCATTTAATGATGTTCCCTCTTGTTATCATAACTTTCTCCTCATAATGTTTCTTCTCCTCAGAAAGACTAATCATCTCCCCCCTTTTCTTTCTAAGCTTGATTTCTTCATCAACTATCTTTTTTTGGTATTTCAACATGTCATCTTCAAGCTTCTTCTTTCTTTTAATCAGTTTACTATGAATCTTATAAAGCTCAGTATATTCTAATCTTGCTATCTCTAATCTCTTCTTCTTTTGTTCAAGTGCAATTTGCTCAGATGTTTTCCCCTTTTCTCCCTTTTCATCCAACTCTGTTGGAAATCCATAATCAGCTTTTGCCTTGACTATAGCAATCTTTTTATTCATTTCATCTCTAAGTTTCTTTATGTTCAGTTTGTCAAGTGATTCACCAGCTCTTATCCATCTATCAACAATCTTTTTATAATCCTTCATAGCACCAAGAAGTATTTTACGAGCTTTCTTAGATTCCTTCCCAACTCCTTCAGAAAGTATTCTTAAAAATTTTATATATCCTGAATATATCTCCTTATAAACATATAAATCCCAATACTCCTTTTCTTTTCTCCCCATCTTCTTATAAGCTTCTTCAGTTATATTAGCTTCTGAAAGAATCTCCTCCCTCATCTTTAAAGCTGATTCTGGAACTTTCACATCCTTTGCCATGAGCTTCTCTGCAAAAGTAAATGGTTTAGATATAATACCAGCTTCATATTTCTTCTTGTAGAACTTGAAAGTATCTTCATCTATTATATATCCCTTCTCTTTAAGTCTATTAATCTTCTCTTGAAGAATGGCTTCTGACTGTTTTATAAGAAGCAATTTCTCATTTTTTTCATCTGCATCCTCCTGAAGCTTTTCTATTGTTGAATATCTTTCTATCATTTTGTCAAGATCACTAATATCATAAGCAATTATTCTATACAAAGCTTCTTCAGTAACATCACCTCCCCACAACTTACCAGTTTTTAAGATGTTTTTCTGCCATTTACGAAACCGAATATTTTCAAAAACACCTTTAATATATTCCAAATCTTCTCTTCTAACTTCTTCAGGTGGTTTTATCTCAAGAGCTTTCAGTTTAATCTTTTCTTCATCTTCTACAAACTTACTATAGCGGGATTTTATAATATCAAAAATCTTTTCATATTCAGATTTCTCCTGTTTCTCCCCCCAAAATGTTACCTTCCTCTCCTTAACACCTAAAACAGCCAGTTTCATATTCTTTATCCTTATTTTAAGGGACTCCTCAGCTGATTTCAATTTTTCTTCACCTAATGCAAGTATCTCTCTCTCAATTTCAATTTGTTCTTTGCCTGCTTCTATACCCTTCCTCCTAATCTCTTCAATTTCTTCAAGAACATTTTTACCCTCTATCATTATCCTATTCTCTTCAGCAAGCTGAAACTGAATTTCTAAGTTCTTATCAATTACTTTCTGTGTATGATGCTTTACAGCTAAATAAAATGCAGATATAGCTACAATGTAAGGCATTGCAGCTCCAAGTGATACAAGAAAGGATGAAGCACCTCTGGCGGCTATACCCATCCCTTTAGACAAAGTCTCACAAGTTTCCCCCATAGTTGATAATGCTTCTTTAGCTTGGAGAAGCCAGTAATTGCACTAATTCCACCAACAGCACCTGTTCCAACTGCAAATAAACCAGCAAAAACACCCTTATTTTTTCTTACAAGACCTATTAATGCCTTTAAATCTTTTGCAACACCTTTGACAGAAGGAAGAAAATAATCACCAATCTCAGCACTCATGTTCACAAAAGCATCTCTTAAATTAGCCATTGCAACCTTTGCTGTTTCTGCTTGAAGTTCAAGAATATAACCATATTTAAATTTCACTAACTTCTTGAGTGCTTCTGCAGCTTTTTCAATTCCATCTACATGTTCTCTGAGAACTAACTTTCCCTTATTAACTATAGCACCAAACTTCTCCAATTCAAAAGTTGTAATACCAAATGTCTCCCTCAATTGTCTATAACCAAAAGTAGAACCCTTTATTGCTCTTCCCATAGCTCTGGCAGCTTCAGATACATCTCTATTCATGGCTGAAGCAAGTGCAGCTGCTAATGGTAAAGTCTTCTCTATTTGCTGATCATAAACCCTAAGCTGAACACCTGCATGAACTATTTGTATTGATCTCTCTTGAGACTTTGTAACTGCTTGAAGCTTAATTCTATATTGTTCAAAATCAGATGCTGTCTTAACAAAATTTCTTCCAGCCATAATAACAGAAGCATTAAGTGCCAAAAGAGAATAACGAATTCTATTAAAATTCTCATAAGAACCAGTAATTTTAGTTAAAGAATCACTTGAACTATTTGCAAACTGATCTATCTTCTCACCTGCTCTTGCTATCACATTGCCCAACCTTTTAACTGAATTTGATATCACATTAATAGGTTGAGCATTTATACGCTTAGTAATAGTAGATATCTGTTTCTTTGTTTCAGCAAGATACTTTTTTGCAACAGCAGTCTCTCTCTTAACAGCGTTAATAGACTTAGTCCTTTCATTATTCTCCCTTTTCTGAGCTTCTATAAGCACTTGAAGTGATTTTCTTTCTTTAGCTATCCTATCTCTGATTTTCTTATGTGATATCTCTTCCTCCATAATCTTCCTGACTACTTCTGATCTTGCCAGCGTCTCCTTTTTCTTCTGTGCAATAAAATTCTTAAGATCAGCTAATTCTTTATCTACAACTTGTCCTTCCTCCCTTCTCCTCTCGATTGTTCTCTTTGTAGCAAAAATAAGCATTTCACTACTTTTAATTTCATTTTCAATCTGCTTCAGAACTTTTTTATTCTTAGCAATATTATCAGATACAACTGCTGATTCTGACTGCAGAGCATGAATTCTCCCCTCAGTAGCTTTCTTCAACGACTCATATTCATTTTCTGCTTTCTTCATATCTCTAATAAGTACATCTTGGAGATTATTCAGTCCTGAAATCCTTTCCTCATAACCTTTTACATTATTTTTTAACCACTTAAGCTTATCTGCAAGTTCCTTTATTCCACTTGTATCACTTTGCACATTAATTTTAATTCTCATTGACTCATCAGCCATTCTTTCACCTCCTTTCAATGTATATTATCAATCAACGCAAATCTTCCAAAATTTGTTGAACTCCTTTTTCCCATTCTTCAGGAGAAACATAAAATGTATCATTTTGTTCTTCAAACCAACATCTCACTTTATTATCAGTATATAACACATTGAACAATAATTGCTTATTCACTCGTAGTTGCTTCACGCCCATTTTTTCTTTGGGAAACTTCATAGTCTTTCTATGTTTCTTAGAATCCATAAAAGTAACTATAACAAAAGACTGATCCATTTTATCAACCACACAAGGTATTGATTCAAATTTAAACATCACATCATGTCCTCTCAACAAAAATATCAAATCTTTATTCCTTTCGCTCCCATTGCTCTCAGCATTCTCAGCTTTGCTATGTCTGGACCATCTCTCTTTTCTTTCTTCCTACTACTCTTGCCATAATCAATACCATTAATGGCACATAAGAAAGCCCTATCTCTCTCAATTCTCTCAATTACAGAAGAATATGACTCAAGAATCCTCCTCATACTCCATTTACATAGAATATCATCATAAGGATCCTTGTTGAACACAGAGCCAAGCTCTTCAGCCATGTCATAAATTATCTGTTTACTTGTCCTCTTGTCTCTTCTTCTGAAATCCTCTTCACCATTTCTGATATTTTTTTTTGAGATGAAGATATTATTGGATTAACTTCCTCAAAAGCCCTTATTATCTTAACTCTCTGAGACTCTGACAGAAGTGGAACTAAATCCTCATTATCTACCTTAGCACCTTCAAGAATAAATCTAACAACTCTGTCAGGATTAGATACATCATTCAGTGATCTCACTATAGCTGAGACGAGAAGTTCATCAACACCTAATGTCTTAAACTTCTTTCCATCTTCATCAATAATTTCTGTCTCCTCTGAATAACCCTCTCTCATTATTTCATCTCTCAAGTCATTTGAAGAATCCATAATAAGTTTTAAGTATCTGAAAATTCTTATTGCTGGAACTTCTGAAAGAGTTATCTCAATTATTCTTCCATTAGATTCATTCTCATCTTTCTTCTTCCAGAACATGATTCTATCAAGAAAAGAAATCTTTTTCTTAGGTTTTTCTGTAACCCTATCTGGATAAACCTTCAAATATATCTTTTTATGTAAAGGCTCATAAACTTCAATGCCATCTTTCTTCATCTTAATACCTCCTCATTAAGTTTTCTTAGAGGGAAGGGAAAACCCCTCCCCTCAACATTTAACTATGCAGAATACTCCCAATCAAGACTATAAAACATATTGTCTGGTGATTTTGTCCTATCAGCAAGTGCTGAGAAAGTTACATCAATCTGAGAGAATTCATCTGACTGAAATGGTAATTCACCAAATTCAGTAGGAACAGCTTTCCAAATCTTGATTTTTATTCTCCCTTGGTTTTTCATTGGAACTACATAAAGCAAAGGATATGTATTAATTGAAGTCTCAACGCCCATCTTCAATTCCTTATATGCTTTCCTGCTATAAGTATAAGTAACATACACCTTTTGCCCATCAGTAATAGAACCAGTTGAAATGCGTCTTATTAGACCATTATCATAGTCTATCTCATAATCAACATCTTCAGTATAACTAACAGGAGTTGCACCTCCATCAGTTACAGTAGGAGCTGGTGCATCTGAAATATTACTACCAATTAAACGCATAAAATAGTTATTATACAGATAAACCTGCTCATCTGTAACACTTGGAGTTGAAGTGGCATTATCAGTTACTGTGCCCATACCAAATATCTTGCTGAGTCTAATAGCATTCAGCTCAACAAATGTTACTTTTAAAGTGCAACCAACTTCTTGTGGTTCTACAATTGTTAATGCCCTTGGTGATCCAGCCTTTAACTGAGCAGTCTCAATAACTGGTGTAAAAGTTGATGTCCCCCTTATACACCCAACACTATAAATTGCAGTCTCATCATAATCAGCATTAGCATCACCAAGAAACATATACCCATCACCAATATGAACATCATCATCATTGGTAATTACTGGATAGTTTTTTGCAATTGACATTTTTATTCCTCCTTAAATGATTTTTTTTAAATTGTCATCATAAACCATGACCCAATCTGTTGTCCATCAGGTTCAATGTCTTATAAACAACTCTCAAGTCTGACTTCTTGAAAAACATAGATTTAATTGGCACATTATTATAAAAATTTACATCAGTAATTTCTACAGAATGTCCTATAGGGTCTTCAGCAGTAGATGGTATTGCAAGCCCTGGATTGTTCTTCAGAACCTTTTCAACAGCTCTGGTAAATCTAAAACTCCCCTTTGTTATTCTCTCTGGTTCCTCTGAACGAGAATACCTGAACCTGCATACAACAAGAAATTCATGTAGCTCATAAAGAAATCCACTTCTATTAACACTACCATTGTCCTTTACTTCATATCCTAAAGGAATAACCTCTATGGCAGGATAATCTGATATAACAGCCATAGCTGAACCATAAAAATAACAATTATCAGAAGGAGGTGCTGGTAATGGAATCTCTTCACCATATAAAGCAACATCTTCAGCAGAATAATAATCACTAAAAACTTTCAGCATATCTGGTAGATCCTGCTTCAATGTGTCTATTATTCTTGTAGTCAAAATTTCCACTTTCAGTCATCACCTATTCCAAAATGCATGTTTCCTTCTTCTTGCCGTTCTCTTAGACTTGCCTCCCTTTGTAATCCCATAATCTATAATTATATTCTTAATCTTCCTCTTCATGTCTATATTCTCATGAAGTGGAATCCAGAATGGTCTTGGAGGTATATGTCTCATTATACTTCCCATCTGATGAACAATAGTATATGGAACTTTATTGGGATTTATATCCAATATCATCTGACTCTTTGTCATCTCTGCTTCACCAAACACTACTGATTCATACATAGCATTTGTCTTCCTTAATAGTGGCCACGATTCTTCATTTACTCTTGGTTCCCAAGGTTCACCCCTTGGACTTGATTCTGTTTCAAAACACTCAGCAATTGAATTTCTTATCAAATCAGCAACCTGAAGAAAAGCTTTATCATATTCTAAATCTGGATCAAACAAATCCTGCCTTATACTCTTAATACTGGACTGAATCCAAGTTGAAGAGTCATAATGTTTCTTATTGTTCAAATCATAAAAAGTAACAGTTATGTCAAGATGTCTCTTTCTCATCTTTTATTCTCCATCAGGAATCTGTCAATGTCATAGATGTGTCTTACACCTAAATTTGGTATCATCCAGATTTTTATTCCTTTCTCCCTACATATCCTCATCAGTGTATCATCATCACCTAATTGATTTTCATGTCCAAATTTTACAAATTTAAACATATTCCCCTTTATTATATAACATCCACAGGTATAATCACAAATAAAACGCTTCTCAGGATACTTATGACCTCTCTTATATTTTCCTGTTTCTCTATCCCACATAAAGTAATTATAATGTCCTGAGACAATGTCTAATAGAGGTGCTGTAATATCCTTTCCAAAATCTACAAGTCTTCTTACTGTATCATTACCAAGTAATATATCACTATCCATATACATCAAATAATCATATCCATCATTTACCATAGAACTGAATAAAGTATTTTTCAAAAAAGCCATGTGGTGAAGCATTCCATTATGTCTTCTATCATTCCTTATATCCCTACACATATTGCATTTCATTTCTATAATATCACATCTATACATCCTATCCCTCATATTGGCACAAAACTCATCTGCTATATCTAAACTTCTATCTTCTGAATCATTAATAAGAAACTTTATTCCTAATGATTTAAGATCATAATTCTGTTCCTTAATCTTCTCTAATGTAAATGGAAGAATTCTTGCTCTATTTCGAACAGGAAGCATTATACCAACTTTAAAGGCATTTCTTGATAATCTCAATATAATTCCTCCTCACCTGCTGACATGCTTTCCTTACATCATACTTCCTATTCTTCCTTCTCCATTCCCTATACTCTTTCAAACTGAATTCACCTGCATCAATTATATCATCCCTGACTTCCTCAAATCCATCTAAACTTAGAGAATCTTCCAACTTATTAAACTGATATTCAATTGGCATTATTGGAACACCTTGAACAAGAGATAACAAACTTCCATGTAATCTCTGAGATACTACAAAATCCATATTCCCCATAAATGCAACCATTTGTTCTAATGGTAAATTAACCTGAATAAGACTACTTGGATATTTCATAAATGCCTGAACTTGCCCCATAGCAATATAATCATTATCAGTAGTTCTATTCTTAGAAGAAAATGGAAAGAAATATATATCATATCCCTCTTCTCTTGCGTTATCAAGTATTTGGGCAAATATAGAAAACATCCTCATATTGCTACCTATTCTATCATCCTGTTCTATCTCAACTTGTGACATGTTTCTAACAACTACACCCATAGACTTATTATCTAACTTACATTTGCCAAATCTATTTATATAACATAATCCTGGATCTCCAATCACATTAACCTTCTTATATGGCAGATGATTACCCTTTATCTTCTCTAAACTATAATATCCCCTAACTCCAACATAATCAGCTCTATTTATAAGAAATTTAGTCTTACTTCTCTCCTCCTTTGTAAGAGGTTTCTTCTCTTCCCTCCACCCTGTTCCAAGAATTATAAGAGGTATCTGAAGGTCATTTCCCCACTGTTCTATAGTATCAAATGGAGGTAATCTCAATCTCCCAAGCAAACTACCTCCACCAAGTATCACTCCATCACAATTTAAATTTAAATATCTGGCTATCTTATCTGGAGAACAAGGTATATTTGTGTTAACTCTTGTAATTATATCTACATATCCAAGAGATTCTCTAATCATATCTTCTGTAATAGCTCTGATCATGTCATCAGCTTTTGCACCATATCCAAAAAAACCAAACAGTGCATATTTAAATTGTATCATTGACAACAGACTCCTTACTCAAAAACAATTTTTTTGAATTCCCTCTCAAACACAACTCTCATCGAATAACTTGACATAGTCTTCTTTGCCATTTCTAAAGCTCTCAAACCTACCTTTTTCCTCAAATCTTTATTTGATAATAACAGTTTAATCTTCTTAGATATTGCCATTGGAGTAGGTTCAACTACAAATCCATTTACCCCATCTTTAACCTGATCTACATTTGATTGACAGTCATTGCATACAATCAAAGGAACACCTGATGAAAGAACTTCTGCAACAACACGTGAACCCCCTTCACTTGATGAAAGCTGAACTGCTATCTTTGATTCATGATAATAATTAGACACAGCATACCCTGGAACTCTATGAATTATTTCTATATATCCACCCTCACTATTATTCTCAATTTTGTTTTTATGTTCATTAAAATACCTGACATCCCTAATATCGCCAAGAAAACATATTCTATCATATTTGAATTCTCTCAGGTTTAATGCTTCTAAAAGTAAATGCTGTCTCTTCATCCTCTTCCAGTCTGAAACATATATCACATCATATCTATCCTGTTTAGTATAATCCTTAAAATTATATATGTTCGTCGCTGTCCAAGAAGCTACTACTATCTGCTTATTTGGATAAAGAGTTTCCCTTTCTAATATTCTCTTCTGACCCTCTGTTGAAACAAAAACCCTTGAACAATAAGGAAAATCTCCCCTACAATTAATTGTATCCTCTCCAACTATATAAACAGTCTTAGCAACATTTACCAAACGCCTATGAGATATAATCATTTTATTTATAGGTCTCTCAAATCCCCACATGTTGATGATATCAGGTCTTATCCTGACAACTTTTCCAATCATTTCATTCATATTGAGACAGAAATGATAATTAACTCCATTTATCATACAGTCTTTATTGCTGTTAATATGTAAAGCTACAATATGAACATCAAAAAATTTAGTCAAATAAATCAAAGACTCTTGAAAAGAATCATTTTTCTTTACCCAAAAATCAGGGTCTTTTGAACAAAAATCTACAGTCCAAACAATTTTCTTTTTTCTCACATTTTTCATATTACAGACTACCTTGAAAAAGAATAAAGAAGCCTATTATTATAAACTTTACCAAGAAATTCAGCATTCTTCAGAACTGAATTACCAAGAATAAAATCTCTAACATTTTCCTGACTCTCAATTATCCCATTATGATCCATGCACAATATGATCTTATCTGATCTCTCAGCAAGTTTATTAATAACCTTCCATGCATTTTCTAAATTCTCTCTACACAGATAATGGAATATACTAATCATAAGAACAATATCATAATTCATATCAGATTCTTTCATATAATCTGAAATGTCAGCACAGATAAACTTGGGATTAGACCAGTCCAACTTATAATAACCAGAAATTAAACGAGAAGCTTCAACTCTATTATTATTCCTCTCAACCCCTACTACATATGAACCAAGCTGAGCTAAAGCAAAGGAAAAATAACCAAAACAAGAACCAACATCAAGAATAAGCTTTCCTTTAGTATCACCTATCCCTCTTAATATACATCTTTTCATTTTTCTGAACTCTTCAGTCCTACATGGGTCATTGTTCTCTGTAAATCCTAAAGTTGGCTGATAAAGTATATGTTTGTCATTCTTTATAAAAGGACTCTGTAAAGCTAAATTCCTGAGATATTTCTCTACATTTTCTCTTCTAAATCTATGTTCACCTTCCATAACTTCTATTTCTCTTTGCTCACCAATTGCCATAATAGAAGCAATTCTCCTGTTACCATCAATCAGAAACTGCTTACCACCAATCGTATCAATGGAGATCCTACTCCTATCTGATCTGTATCCATATTTCTTAATTGACTTAAAATTATCAGCAAACTGCTTCATATAACCTCTTAGAAATTCCTCAGCTGAAGACATACCAAACATCTTCTCATAACCATGAGACATAAACATCTTATATGATGGAGTCTCCTTATAATATGGAAATTTACCAGAATTGAATAGTTTGGCAGTCTGAAGATGTGCAATACCTAAACTATATATACTCCTCCTGCAAGAATTTTCTCTACCAATTATATAAGTATTTTTCCATAATTCTTCAACATTTACTTTCATTTTTCATAAACCTCAAAGTATTTTGAAATAATTTCTTCCTGACTAAAATTCTTTACCATTTCTTCTCTTGCTTTCCTTTTCATTTTATCAGAATAATAGCTGAGATAATTAATTGCTTCATCACAAGAATTATAAATAAAACCATTCTTACCATGCTTAATAATATTTGGAATATTACCAACAGGAGTTGACACAGGAATTACTCCACATGACATTGCTTCAAGTAATGATAATGGAGTTCCCTCATATTTAGAAGTTATTAACATATGACTTGACTCCTGATAAAGATTTCTTAAAACATTTTCATCAACCTCAGTATAAATCTTTACCCTATTCCCATACTTCCTCTTAATTATTTTTTTATATTCCTTAGATGTTAGAAGCCAAGATAAACCATCTACAATAATAAATTCTCTATTTGTTATATCAATAATTTTCATTAGCAGTTTATAATTCTTAACATCATTGAATTTTCCAACCCATATTATCCTATTCTGATTCCCATCTTTAGAAAACCAGAAATCAGTATCAACAAAATTAGGTATGTAAACATAATGTGTTAAATAGCTATGAAGCTTAGAATCTACTATTATAGATTTAAATAAATTTTGATTCTCTATAAGCATTTCCCTATATTCAGTTTTCATTGCATCTGGATGAAAATGAATAGACTGAACCATCTTACTTACATTTTTCTCAGCTAATATCTTAGAAAGTGCAAAATGATTGAAAATATGAATAATCTCATAATTAGCAAGAGGAAGCATATTGGGAATATCTCTGAGATTTATCCTACCTGCACACTTGTGAGCCCATATATCCCACACATGATTGAATATCTTATTATAATTACTGAGCAGGGAACCATTACTTCCGATGACTGCAACATCAATCTTATATCTATGACTCAGATCTCTCCCGAGACGCTCAACCAGTTTCTCAACGCCCCCAATGAGAGCTGTTGATACTACATAAAGAATTTTTTTCATCATCATCCACCCAGATATCTTCTCTGAACCTGCTTCATTTCAGCCAGAATACATTCTCTCCTTGTGTTTGTAAGACTGTCCTTTCTCACTCTAAACTCAGCAGTTGAATAAACAATATGTTTAAACTTCACATTATTTTTCCATGCCCTTAGCCAGAATTCATAATCAATAACATAAGTCAACGACTCATCTAACAAACCAATTCTATCAAAAACACTTCTTCTAATCATCACAGTTGGATGTGCTATAGGATTTTTACCTTCCTTGAATAATTTATCAATATTTCCAATTCTGGTTCTAATTTTTCTTCTTGCTGGAAATTCTTGCCAAAAAATATCATAATCACTATAGACTATACCTACTGTAGGGTCTTTGAATTCATATAAATGAGAAGAAATATAATTCTCCTTATATATGTCATCAGCATTTATCCAACCAATGAAAGGCTCATCTGTCATTCTCAGAACTTTATTAACAGACTGAGCTTGATTAAGACCTGTGCAATCTACAACTGGAACATCATACTGATTATAAATATCAGCTGACTCATCCTTACTACCAGCATCAATCCCAACTATGCTAAAATCCTGATTAATTTGACCTACAATGGAATCTAACACATCAGGCAAATATTCTGCATCATCTTTGTTATTGATAATGATAAGAACAGATTTCACAACTACTTCCTCCATTCTCCCAATCTCAAATATCTAATCAGATCCCCTCTTGCCTTCCTCAGTTCTAATGGCATATCAAAAAAGAAACCTTTATCTATGTCTTCTGGTTCCCAATAAAACCAAAAATTCTCATATTCCCCTCTATTATATCTTGGCTTCAAGCCAAATCTCTCTGGATTCTCATATATTGCACTCCCTGGTAATGGAACAAAAGAAGATAATGTAAACATATCTGGTTTCATCTCCCTGAAAAATCTCTTTGTCATTTCTACTGTTTCAAGTGTCTCACCAGGCAGACCAAATATGAAAAATACCTTTATCTTTATTCCTACTTCCTTACACCATCTTATAACCCTCTTTATCTCATCAATACTTTCTCTCTTATTTATTATATTAAGAATCTTCTGACTTGCTGATTCAACACCTATTGAAATTATCCTCACACCTCCATCACACATCCTATACAACATATCCTTAGAATCAATAGAATCAGCTCTCAATATAGTTGTAAAATATAATTCTTCTCCTTTTGTCCTCTCCATTAGTGACAGAACACGCTTCTTATTTGTTGTAAAAGCATCATCAATAATCCTAAACTGATGAATATCATATTTATCTCTAAGATGAATAAGTTCTTTGAAAAAATTATCTACTGAACGATAACGAAAACCACTTGTTACACATGTTTTACAACAGAATGCACAGTTATAAGGGCAACCTCTTGAAGAAATAATAGTTGTTGCATAATTATTTTTTTTATATTTCCCAGATAGATGAATACCTGATTCATCCTGAATTACTGATTTTTTGATAAGATGACGAGCTGGAAATGGAAGCATATTAAGTTGATCAACAGAAATTCTCTCAGCTCTCAGTATCCCTCCCTTTTTACTCAAATTCTTGCATACTTTAGGGAAAAGAATCTCTCCCTCTCCAGAAAATATATAATCAGCATCTGTAATCTGTTTTGTCTCTTCAGGATTTACAGTTGCATGAACACCCCCTACCACTGTTATAGAATCTGGATTTCTTTTCTTTAAAAAACTAACTATTTTTCTTGTCTCATATAGAGTTGCTGTAGTAGTTGTTATTCCATAAATATTCCCATCAGGAATTTCATCTTTTTGATCTTCAAATGATTTGTGAGGTTGATTGTGAATTTCTACATCATAACCTTTTTCTTCAAGAGATGAAGCAATATACATCAAGGATAATGGAGGATATGAAAGAGGATTAAAGAGTTGTAACTGAGGAGGATTTATGAGCACAATTTTTTTCATGTTTAAATCACCAGTTCATTTTCATTAAACCACTGAATATATTCAGCAAGTCCACTCCCTATATCAAATCTTGTAAAAAATCCAATGGAATTTATCTTAGAATTATCAGACACAAAATTATCTACTTCTCCTCTTCTCCCTTCTCTATGAACAATTCTACTCTTATTCCCTGCAATATTGTTTATTTTATGAGCAAGCTCATTTATGCTGACACTCCTACTACTACCTACATTAAAAATTTTATTTCTAACAAGAGAAGGTCTATTAAAGAAATTATATATAATTAAGTCATAAGCTCTTACTAAATCATCTATACATATAAAATCTCTTCCTTGTTTTCCATCCCCATAAATCTCTATATCCTCCCCTTTAAGAGCTCTCATTGTGAATATTGGAATTACAGCACCCCTTTTTCCATATCTCTGTCCTCTCCCATATACATTGAAGGGACGAACAATAATGAATGGGATTTTGTATGTTTGCCCATAAGCAAAAACAGCATTCTCAGCACCAGCCTTACTTGACGCATAAGGACTCTGAGGTTTCTGGGGACAGGTCTCATTTATCCTCCTATCACATCTATCCCTCTTAGGACATAATCTACATCCACCATAAATCTCACATGATGAGATGTGAACTATAGGAATATTATGTTCCCTACATGCTTCCAATATATTAACAGTCCCAATAACATTATTCTGGAAAAATCTAACTGGATACTTTATACTCTCATCCACATGTATATTTGATGCAAGATGAAATACTATATCATGATCCCTCACTGTCTTCTCAACTAAAATTGGATCTGTAATTGATCCAAAAATAATAGAAGAAAATTTCCCCAACCCAAATCTCTCAATATTCAGTTTTGATCTCTCTGAATGAGAAGACAAAATTGTAATTTCATAATCCCTATTCTCATTTAAATACTTGCAGAGATTACTACCCTGAAACCCAGCTCCCCCTGTTATCAGAATTTTCTTTTTTCTCATCATTCAAACTCCTTTAGATCAATATTCTGTATCATGCCTAAAAAATGGCTTCAAATCTCCTTCACTCATTTCATTGACATGAGAATAATCATAAATTTCTGATGTTCCACTCCAAATGATGTTCTCCTCTGCTGTCTCTAATAAATGATGCTTGTTTGATAACACAGCATCTTCAAGCCTCACTGGGAATTCCTCATACTCCTTCAGCCATTCCTCATACTCATTTAAAAGTATCTTTAATGTCTTCCTCTCATCATCTGATCCCCACCTATTAGCGTTCATCATCTCAACATAAACAGCAGTCCCAAAAGCATTAAGATCCTTAAGCAAATTAAATGCTTTTGGAGAATCTACCTGAGATACAGGAGTAGTAACACCTGAAGCACTAAGCCTTGCATCAATCTTTCTTGCAATCTTGCTTATCCATTCATTTACTTGTGCAATTGTTGGATTGGTAGTGTCTGTAAAAGAATCACCCCCATGAAGACCAACAGAATACACATCATCAACAGTGCAATAAGCCATAAAACACCTCAAAATAAAAAAAAGAAAGGGGGTTTTTACACCCCCACAGAACTATGTCAGAACATCTTTGATGATATAAGCACCACCACTAACTACAACTTTCTCTTGTAGTATCTGAGAGAATTCAATATTGTAGCATCTTCTATCCTCATAAAACCATTTTCTAATTTTACCAAGAACAGTAGCGAATGTATTTATAGTATTAATAGAATTCAGTCCAGGTCTGGAGTTGACATAAATTACAATTACATTGTCTCCCCAGAGAGAAGTTGATGAAGTCGTACCATCTTCACTTGATTTAGTAGAACACGAAGGAATTAAAACTTTCATTCCCATAAATGTTTTCGGTATCCCTGAAACAGTTATGAGATTATCATGAGTATATTTGACTCTATCAATATAATCAGGATGATTAGACAACTCATGTGCAACCTCAGCAGGAATTATTATATGAGTAGGATACATATTTATAGAACTTCTTACAGCCTCTGCCGCATCTGCGACATTCTGAAATGGATGAGAAGTCGCTCCAGTATAATTATCCCACTTAGAAGCTGCATTAAGAGTTGTGCTGTTAAATGTGCCAGAATCAACAAGAAGCTCTTTAATCCTCTTCTCCCTATTAATCTTAACCTTATTAACCACAGTCTCAGTGCTTCTCAGCATAACCTGAACTTCTGAATCAGCATTCTTTACTATCCTCTCAGGAATAACAATACGAGATGCATGTTCCTCACAAGCATAAGTATCAGAACTTGTTCCCCATCTCACTTGATTTGATAACGCCCCAGGTCTCCTCAAATCATCTTCAGGATAAAAAGCTTCCTTACCAAACTTGTAAAATCTCCCACTCTCCTGAGAAACCTTTACATAAGGACAAATTGTATCCCCAATCATACTACCCTGTTTGTATGAAATAGAATACTTGGTCAGTGTTTTATCAAAATAAACATCTGAAAGCTGTTTCATCTTATTTTCACCTTCTTCCTAAATTTTTATGATTGTTTACGGTATGATACCAACCGTATTTTCGCAAGTTTCTTAGTTCCATTATCATTAATCTCCAGAACCTCACCATTCACATGATACCAGATAGGAGTGGCATTGACTGGAATAGCAATAGCTCTTCCATTTGCATCAGTAGTAACTTCATCACCAGGACTGGGATCTCCATTAATATTATCCCATTCTACCCAAGTTGAAGCACCAATCATTGCCATAACAGCAGTGTATTCTCCATTATCCTTGTCCTCTTTATTTACCCCAACAGCTCTACCACCAGAAGTAGGGTATGAAATAGCTGACTCATCATCGCCTCCATCTGACAAAGCAACAAATCTATCCATCACTACCCCACCAGCTTGATTAACCTTAAAGGTTCTATAACCATATTCACTAACACCTGCCATTTATTTTCACCTCCAAAATGTTAACTTTTTGTGATTTCATTCAGTGCCTGAGCAAAGTCATCAATATTCTTCTCTTTCATATACTTCTCAACTACAGAAAGTTCAATAATATCATTCGACTCCTCTTGAATCTCTGCTTCATTGTCATTATGACCCTTCTCAGAAAGATCAACAGTCATATTGGGCATTCCATTGATAATCTCAATAAATGACTCTGAAAGTTTCTTGCCAAGTCTTGCTGAAGCTTCTGAAAAAGTTATCAAACCCCTATCAACCTTTGTAAGAGTTGTGAGAAAGCTCTCAACAGTTTCCCTCTGATCAGGTTTGAACTTCATCATACTCTCCTTACCATCATCAGATCTCTTGTCAAACCACTCAGCTGAAAGTTTCTTACATTCAGCTTCAATATTCATCTCCTGAAGCTCTTTGTTGTCTTCTGCAAGTTTTTTAACCTGTTCTTGCAAAGCAAGAGTAACTTTCTTCACTTCCTCTGTAATATTAGGTATTTCCAGGTTCAGTGTTTTTAGTTCCTCATCAGTTTCAGCTTCCTCTTCCTTCTCATCTTCTTTGGACTGAGAAAGTTCCTCAATCCTTTTTCCATAACTTTCCAGAATCTCAGAATTCTTAGAAAGCTGATTCTTCAAGTCTTCAATTGCCTGCTTAATAGCATCCATTTCTTTGACCTCCTTTTCATTTTTGTCAAATATTTCCTTAAACTTATTCAAAGAAACAGGTTCCATACCAGTTAAGAATGGTTTTGTTGTAAGAGCTGCACCTGTTACAACATAATTATAAACCTTACCACTCTCTGGATGTTTGTAAGTCTTAAAATAAGTTAGACTTGTATATTTAAACCGACCCTCCTGAATAAACTCTTTTCCTGTCTTTGTCCATTCAACCTGAGCAAATAAACCTAAACCACTATCTGTCATTTTAGTATATAATGACTTTATCCACCCAAAAGCACCCAAGTATTCCATGTGTTCAACATCAAAAGGAAGTCCCACTGAAAGTTCGCTTCCCCATACATTATCATTAAAATTCTTGATCATAGCATTATAAACACTTTGATCAAACTTTAGAGTATTTGAACCATAAAAACCTGGATACTCAAAACTTCCCTCCTTTGCTAACTGAACCTCTGACAATGGCTCTAAATGCCCACTCAGTTTAATAGGAAAAGAAAATTGAACTAAGTATTGATTATTGTCCACTGATTGTTCCTTCTTCCATGGAGGTTCTTCCCCCATCTTACTGTAATAAGAAGAAATTTTTCTCTTAACATCCTCTATGTCATCTTTAGGAATATCTACTCCTCCACGAGCTCCCTGAATGGCGGCTGATGCTGAGTATATTCCCTTTGGAATTGCCTTTAGAGTTCCATCTATAACATCTGCAAATGGAAGTTTGAAATCCCCAAAATTACTTGGATTTTTCTCACTCCAAAAGAATCCCTTTCCATATTTTCCCCAATCAATTTTGTCCTTATCTGGACCACCAGCATATTTGGCAATTCTCTTCTTTGCTTCTGAAGCATCCCAAGATAGACCTTTATCAGCTATTGGAAGTAAACTCATTTTTCCACCTCCTTATTATTATACTCCAACAACATCCATTGAACACTTTTTTGTCATTCACCAACAAAGATGTTGAGAACAACAAGATCCCCACATTTGACATCTTTACCTTTAAAAAGTTTGTTGTTAAGCTTAATGTGATAATATTCCTCACCATCATTATCATCAATAATGGCAATAACCACACCATCATCATCAATGGACCTTATCCTCCCAATGACTTCTTTTTCCATTTTAAACACCTCCTATAATTTTCTTGAAATATTGAGCAAAGTATCCAGAATCTCCCACTTCATTTCATTATTATGAGTATGAATAGCTGACTCAACCACAAAATCACTGTAACTATCATCCTTAGAAAGCTCAGAATGAAAATTAACATATTCCCTCATCAGCTTTCTCAAATGATCATTATATGGAACATCTATATAATTTATATTTGGGACTTGACCCATCTTTACTAATTCTGAAACTGACTCAGATATTTCTTTCCTTTGCAATTCTTCAATTTTTCTTGATGCTTTTATCCATCTCTCTCTATAATCCACAGGCAAGTTATCTAATGGTTTTATTCTCCCAAGCCATTTGAGCAAGGACATCTCAGCTTTATTTGCTGGTTCTTTCTTATTCTCAGAAGCATCTTTATCTGTCTCTGTAACTGCTTTCTTTTGTGCTTCATCACTTAATTTCTTTGGTTCTGGAAATCCATAAAGACTATGAACATATTCCCTCATAGATAATTCTGATGGATCTATATAATTTGAATCAGCAAGAGTCTTAAGAATATTAGAAAGAGCAACCTTATCTTTCATACTGTTAAGGTTTCCTACCTCTTTTGGAAATCTCTTTATGTTAGAATAATTATAAGATACAAGAGGTTGCAATAAATAACGATTCCTTATATCACATCTTAAATCAACAATATTCTGAGACATCATAAGATAGAAATCCATCAAAGAACCACCAAGATTCCTTGCCCCTCCTCTTGACTCTTGCCCCAAAAGCATAAATCCAGCAAGAACATTCTGATATATCTTACTATCATGATGAGAAATACTCCTGTGAATAGCAACTGTATGAATTCCCCCTTGCTTATAATCAAATGTTTGTTTGTCCCTATCATAAATAATACCTGCTTCTTCATGGACCATTAAAGAACGAAGCATCTTCTTTGCTTTATTGAGCTTCTCACTATTAGGTTTCGACATCCCCAATGATGGAATACCCATAGCATTCTTCTGAAGCCCTAAAGCTTCTATCTTATAAAGACCATTCTTATAGCTCCAATGTTTCACTAAAGGACGAAGAATCGAAATACCCTCAAAATTATTCCCAATCCTATTATGCACCAAAATAAGTAGCTTCTCTACAGGAATGAATATCTCATCACTTCCTAAACTATCTATATTTGTAGAAGGAACCTGATACATTCCTTCTAAGCTTCCATCAGGTTTATATTTCCATCTATCAACAGATTTTGGATGCCTCAGTGCCAGTTTCTTGAGAACTATCATATTCTTCCTACTAAAATTCTCTCCATTCCAATCCCTTCTATCATATACCTTCTCATATGGAAAAAATCCATATTGCATAAACTTGCATTCTTCTTTAAGTGTATCTCTATATGAATAAGTAGTTGTAATATTTGACCTATTATATATAATATCTCTCAAGAATTCAGCTGACTCCATTTCAACAGAATCTCTACCAGTTGGAAGAATATTATAATTTGCTACAAGAATGGGTAGCTCAGCTAAATTTAAAGCTGTATCAACTGAAGCATCATATCTCATACGAGTATAAAAATTAGCTCTATCAGAATTACTCCTTAGCTCACTATTGTATTCCTCATTTATAATTCCAGAAGAAATATCAAGCCCAGAATATCCTATCTCAGAATCACCTGGATAAGACATCATTCCATCATCAGTCTTTTTTTTCTTCTTCTTGAGAAAAATTTCATATCTTTCAACATCTTCTAAAAAACTCATCTTAAAAATCTCCCAAATTCAATATAGTTGTTGTGTCAGAGAATGGAAAAGAAACACCATAAAGATTCCTGAAAGACAAATCCCATTCATCTGTAAATTTATCCTCTTCTTCATTATCATATTCATCAAACAGTGAATCTTAACTGGCTTAGATGAAGAATTCCTTTCAACAGTGCTATGTGAATAATGATATTCTGTAAATTCTCTCTTTGCATTCTTACACCTTGCATGTATCTTAATCCTACCATCAGTTCCAAGAGAATTCATAATTGCTACACCAGCTATAACACTATCCTTTCCCTTCTTAGCACCAGTCAGATTAATACCCTTTTTCTCAAATTCTAACATTGCAATTGTATTCTCTGGGTCAGCATAAGAAGCAATCAAATTATCATTATTTATTCCATATTTACTTCTTTTAGCTTTTACCATATCTGCAAACTCAGTTGCTGGTATATTCTTAACATATATCTCATCAACTAAATACCAAATACCATTCTTCTCCATCCATAAAACATAAGCATTTGGAGATGCACCACCCCAGTCAATACCCTCATAGAAATTAGCACTCCTATCTACATTGAAAACTAAATTAGCATCTCTCTCTGGATCAAACCAATAGAACACAGCTGTCCGTCTTGAAGGGCGTCTGCATTCTTGCTGAGCAAGCCATATATCAATATCCAAACTCTTAAATCTTCTCCATACATCCTTAATATCAAGAAAACCATTTGATCTCTTTAACTTCTTCCCACATACTCTTGCAAATGTTCTTGGACTACCATCAGAAAAAGTTCCCTTAACAATATTTTCACAATGAGAACATGAATCTAAAGTGCATCTCTTTGAAGCTTCCCATATAGACCACACCTTAAAATCAAATCCCATTTCCTCTCTCTGTCTTATAAGTCTAACAGCACTTCCATTTGGATACTTATAAGTGGTAGTAAGAACATTCTGAGCAATAATATTACTATTACTATTACTATCCTTCTGTGTCATATTTAAGAATTCCATAAATATTGCCCACTCAACTAAATCAAATTCATCAAGAAAAGCCTTCTGAGGATGGGAGAAATTCATCTGATTCATAGTAGCTGTGAGTATTTCTACCTTAGCTGGAGTATGAAAAATAGTTTCTGATATAAAAGAATTCCCAACTCTACCTGTCCCAGCATACTTCTTAAGCATCTTCTGGAAATAACTATAACATCTCTTTGCCTGTTTCTCAATAGCACCAGCTGTTACTGTCTCGCATCCTGCCTTGAAAATACTATTAAGAATATGTATAATGGCTAAATCAAGAGTTTTACCTGATCCCCTTGAACCCACTACTATGACATCTGAAACCTTCTCAAAGAAAATATCATAAATAAAATCAAATGGAGAAATATTTCCATCAGCAACAGCAACATCAGGAACTGTATATCCTAACTTGTCCCTTATATACTCATAAAGTTGCTTTCTGTTTCTTGGACACTTAAGCATTCGTTAAAACCCTTATAGAAAGACATTCTCATGTCTTTCATTCAAAGTTTTTCTAAGGGACGAAACCTCCTTACCTACTCTCTCAAGAACATTGATAGCTCCTACTACATCAGCATGATTCTTATAAGAACAGTTGATGCAACAGAAGATATCTCCATTCCGATTCAGTTTACTGATTTGCCCACAGGATGGGCATTTCAGAGATGTATAATAAGCTGGAACACGAATAACTTCGAAACCTTCCGTTTTTCCATGTTCCTCTAACTTATTCAAAAAGAAATTATAACTCCAATTGTTATTCCTTCTCCTAAACCTTTTTGTTCTCCCTTTCTTTCCTTTAAATAACAACTTTTCTACAACAAAATCCTTGCAAGGATTATCTCTTATAACTTCTTTCACTATTCTATTCAGACCTTGCTTGTAAGGAGAAGTTTTGTTCTTATATTTTCTCCATTTAGTCCTTATCCTCAATTCTTTCAGTTCTTTCCCATAGAATTTTCCATCAGAAGAAGCTACAGGGTTATTCATCCCTATGTCTAAGCCAATCTTCTCCTTGTTATTGGACTCTTTCTCTGGTATCTCTATATAGACCTCAAGAAAATAGCCATTATCTCTTCTCAACAATTTAGCTGATTTTTTCAACTTCCCTTTCTTTAAAAATCTATTAAATCTTTCAAACTTCTTGCAAGGAATTCTCAGTCTTTTTCCTTTTATAAGGTTGGAAATTCTGACCCAAAAGTCAAAGTGATTCTTATGAGGAGAAAACTTTATTGTTGCTTCATTCAAATCTACTTCTTCTCCCTTAAAAATAGGTTTCTTGTAGATGTTATTTATTTTCTCTCTTAGCTCTTTCCCATGCTTAGAATAAAAATCTAATTCTTGAAGATCCAAGCATAACTTCTTTGTCCTATTCTTGACTCCCTTTACTATTCTCCAAGCCTTTGTAGAAGAATCGTTAATAAATCTACTTCCTCTTTTATATTCCTTTGGAGGAAATGAACCTTTGACCTCATCAAAGTCCCAAAACAAATCTATCTTCTTATTCACATGATTCTTCCAAAAATCAATAAGACTGTCTAACTTCCTGAGCTTTCCCTTGTTTGCATATATTTTGAGCTTAAATGACTTAAGCATAATTCTTCACCTGTTATCTATTATAGCATAAATTTATATAAATTGCAACAAAAAACTATAAATTAATTAAACAAATTTAATCCTCCTCAATTTCTCCAATATAATATGAAGCTTCCAGAGTATCCTTCTCCTCATCCTTGAACTTATTAGCAAAACCTGACTTAATTAAGTCTTCCCTAAGTTGTCTAAACTTAGTGCTTAAAAAGTCAGCTGTCTTTAATATCTCATTCCAGTTATCCGGTTTTGCTTTCATTGTTCTTAAAGATTCAGAAAGCTTCCTCTCTATTATAGTCAGAATATGATACTGACTAAGAAAATAATTAAAAGCCGCCAAATTCATTATATCATCTTCAGTAGGAGCTGGAACATCAATTATATCTCTCACTGCTGAAGGAATCATTACTGTAGAAGTCAAGTCATCATACTCACTCTCCTCTATTATCCTCTGCATGGTATTCTTAACTTCCATCTTCCTTGTCCCAAATACTAAACCTGTCTCTCTCATCTGCTTTCTTATTATGTCTTCCCAATGTTGTTTCTTTCTCCAATCTCTAACAGTGCCTGGTTTAAGACCTAATTCCCTTGCGACTTGTTCACAATTACGACATACAGCATAAAGCTCAAAAGCCCTCCTCTTTGTCTCTTTATCTATATGACCCTTACCAGTTCTTTGACCTCTCTTAGGTTTCTGATCTTTAGGTTTATAGCTCATTATAACACCTCTCTATATTATAAAAACTTAATGACTGACTGGTCATCTAATATATTATATAAGAAACCCATCTAAATGATAATAAAATTCTTTTTTGGAGTGTGACAAATGAACAAAATAAAAAAATTTGAAAAGATTTTCTGGGAAAATGATGGTAACACAAAAAAAATAGCTGAGAAAATAAACATATCAGTAAGAACAGCTCAGAGAAGATGTAAAGAATACAAAGATTATCTGAAAAAAATAGTATATGAAAAAGGAATATCTCATACTGACTCAATCCCACCACAAATAGAAGAGAAACTAAAAAAATTAGAAGAAGAGAATACTAAACTAAAAAATTCAGTCAGCAAAGAAAAAATAAAAATCTATCAGAAAAGAATTAAAAGTTTAGAGGACATCCTCAGAAAAGAAAGTGCAAAAACTGAAATAATTGTTGATACATTAGAATCACTCATAGAACCAATAGATTATTATTCACCAAAATATATTCCAAAAGAAAATCCCAACAACATAGAAGAAACAGCAGTCCTCCTATTATCTGATTTGCATGGTGGAAGAATTACACCTTCTTTTAACCCAAGTATATTATGTAAGAGAATTGATATTCTTGAAAAAAATATGCTTAAAATAATAAATGGAATCCTAAGAAAAACATATAATATAAATACTCTTAGAATTCATTTCCTTGGGGATATTGCCGATCATGAAAGTCTATTCCCTGGACAACAATTTGAAGTTAATTATGGAGTAGCAAAACAAATATATTCCCTTCTAATCCCAGCACTCACTAAATTTATTGCTAATCTGACACATCATTTTAAAAGAATAAAAATAAGATGTGTCCCTGGAAATCATGGAAGAAATAGTAAATTCTCAGATAAAGTTACAAACTGGGATTTAATTCTTTATAACTCACTAAAAATATCCCTTCAGAATTATAAGAATATAGACTGGAAAATAGCATGTTTTACTGAGGATAATAACAAATTGTTTATAATGAATGATCCCCCATTCTTTCTCTATCATGGACATGGTATTAAAATGTATAATAGAACACCTTGGTATGGAGTAGAAGATAGATTTAAAAGTTTTGGTTCTATATTCCCAGAAGCTAAAATCTTTAACTTAGGACATTTCCATACTTGCTTCATGACTGATATAAATGAAAAAACAATTATTGCAAATGGAACATTTCTAACTTGACTTTAGCGTTGAAAGACTTGGAAAAATCTCTCAAGCTAAACAAATCTTGTATGGTTATCACCCTGAATGGGGAATCACTTGGCATTATAGAATAAAAGTTTGTGAAGACCAATAATTATTCAGTTATTAGATTTTTAAAAAAAAACCTCTTTTCTTTCTCCAGTCTAATGGACATCCATCTCTAAACCAATCATTCAATAAATCCTGAGAAGCAATTCTTCTACACAGATTATATTTTCCGTCAAAACTTTTATAGAAAAACATTCTCATCACATCTTTCATTCAAAGTTTTTCTAAGGGACGGAACCTCCTTACTTACTCTCTCAAGAACATTGATAGCTCCTACAACATCAGCAT